TCATGATTCTTCTCCATTACTCCCATCAAAGTCGATAGCCAGTTGGCTTACGTCTTTCAGTGCACTAATCATCTTATGGCGCTTACCTTTGGTCTTTTTGCGAGCGTTCATGATTTGGCTGCACACAGAAAGTAATTCAGCTTCGTTCTTCTCATCCTTTGCTAGCTGGTGGCGTAACTCATCAAATCGTCCAACCATGTGATCGAGAGATGGAAGGGAATTAATACCGATACCTGAATTTCCCGATTTGAAATCGATAAATGCCTGGTTCACATCAAGCTGAAAGTCTGGTCGAATCCATCCCGCATAGGAAACCGCTATTAGCTCATGGGCGTAAGTGCCTGGTGATGTTCCGCCATTGTTGATATCGACGACTTTCTGACCAGACTGCAAATATGCCGTCTGATTATTTTTCAATAACTTAGCGTCAAGTTCTGCAATAAGCTCCTTTGCGTACTTGGTTCTTAACCATTGGTTGGGAGCTTTGTTCTCATTTTCTCCACTGGCCTTGTGTAATGTGTTCAGGTTGTAGCGCCCGAATTCATCAAGGGGAATTTCAACACCAACAACCACAGGTAGTAATTTGCCTTTCATTATTATTTACCTCGCTTATTACGCGCTTTCTTCACCGGTGTTAACTTCACTTCTGCCACTTTGGGAGCGGGTGGCAGAGGAGGGCAAACGCCCTCATGAATGTAAAAGTTCTGTCTGAGGCGGTGGATAATCTGATTCGTGCGATCCGTGCCGTCGTCGATGTGGAATGTGGCCTTAACAAGCATATCGTCAATGTCTGCCATCTGGCGATGCTTATCTGTCACGGTCAGCCTCCAACTCTCTTACCTTCTGCTCGGCAGCTTCGAAAGCGTCTTTATAAAGTGGCAGAATGATAAAGACAGGGTTGCCGTAAAGCTTGTTTGTGAAAGCGCCAAACCGGAATCGACAAGCTGCCTCCATGCCCGAGGGTTCCATGAGTACCGCACCCCTGCCAAACATCAAATACGGGTAAGCCAGATATTCAGCCAGAAAATACGGGATAACATTTTGTTTCTCTGTCGGGATGTTCTTATCCAAATCAGGGAAGCGCCCGTTGATTATCTCCAGATGAGTAAGGCTAAAGACCACCTCGTCTTCCCCCAAATGGAAAGCCTTTGGTTCGTCACCTAACTGGATGTCTGTGAAGCAAGCCTTTTCTGGAATATCCCCACAGAACCGGATAATCAGATCGACGTCAGTATCATCATCAAAGTTAATGACGTTTTCCGTGAGTTCCATGCGTACCAATGCATGACCGTTAGTTGCCTCAAGATGTTTTCGGGTAATGTGCACCCCCGATAATTGGGGGCGTTTTTCCGCATCTTCGCCTTTGGCCACACAGATCAAAGCGGCGCGTAACAAATCAGAAGCAATCAGCATGACTTCACCTCCGGCTTGATGCTGATAATTTCAGCTTTGATAAGCATTTCGTTGAGCCAATCAACTCCTTCCTGTCCTTCGTCAATGCACTTAAGGATACCGAAATTACCGACACCCTGATGAGTTACCCAAATAGCGCCGTGGTCGGTATGCGCATTGATCGGTCATTGTTTGCAGATACACCCAAACGAACCTACCACATCAAAGGGATGATTGTTCAGGTGCCTGATAATTACGACCCTGAAACCCGTGATTACAAGGGCGTATGGACAGGGCGTTTTAAACCCGCATATACGAATAATCCTGCGTGGATTTTCTATGACTTAGTGACTAATACACGCTATGGCATTGGCAAATTGATGGGGTCATTCGGCTGTGACAAATTCGCGCTGTATGCCATTGCTCAATATTGTGATCAGCCAGTCCCTGATGGATTTGGTGGAACTGAACCGCGCTTCACCTGTAATGCATACATAGCCACCCAACGCAAAGCGCGGGATGTTCTGGATGATTTGGCCTCTGTCTTTCGGGGTATGCAGGTATGGAACGGATTGCAGTTGACCAGTTTTCAGGACAGGCCATCTGATCCGGTATGGACGTTCACTAATGCTAACGTGGTTGAGGGGAAATTTAACGTTAGTTCTTCTGCAAAGAAGGCACGACATACTGCAATTGAAATCACTTGGGTTAACCCCGAGAACGGCTGGAAAGATGAGCGGGAATTAATTCAAGACGATGAGCTGGTTGCTCGCCTAGGTATCAATGTCAAAAAGGTCATCGCATTTGGTTGCACCAGTCGCGGACAGGCTCACCGAGTTGGTCGGTGGATAATTGAGACTGAAAAGCTGGAAACCGATTCAATAACATTCAGTACCGGTCGGGAGGGTATCAACTGCATACCGGGTGATATTGTCGAGATAGCCGATAACAGTTTCGCTGCTGCGCGTGTTGGTGGACGGATCCTTTCATTCTCAGGCAAAGAGGTTCGCCTTGATGCGCCTGTTGAGTTTGCCAAGGGGGAATCGGGCTATTTCTCTTACATGGGGAGTGAGGGAAAATTTGTTAGGGTCGATATTGATACTGTTAATGGTGATGTTGTCACCTTGAAAGAAGTACCTGCGGGATTGCGGCAGTGGGGCATTTTTTCCATTTCCAAAAAATCACTGGTGACTCGCCTATTCAGGGTGATGAGCATTGCAGAAGACAACAAGACGGGCAATTACAATTTCACCTGCATTCAACACGAGCCACAGAAAGAAGCGATTGTTGATAACGGCGTTGATTTTCAGGGGAGTCCAGCCACACAGAATGTTATTCGTATTCCCAATATTGAGCGATTAAGTGTCGCTTATATTCAAGACAGTTCTCAGGTGCAGGCTCGCGCTATGTGGGCGACCACCACAATCAACCGAAATATCACCTTTGATGTGGCCGTATATCGTGACAATAAAGTGGTATCTCGCGGCAATACTAAGGAACTGGAATATTATTTTAACGGTCTGGATGCTGGCGTGTATATGGTTGGTGTTCGCGCCCGTGACGACAATGGAATGCTGGGGGATGAATCTAAAGTGCAGATGGTAATTGGCGCTCCTGCCGCACCTTCTGTTGTCAATATTGAACCCGGATTTTTTGAGTTGAAAGCCATTCCTCATATTAGCGCTCCAAAGACTTTAGATACTCAATTTGAATTTTGGTTTTCCGAGAGCCGTATTTCCAATATCAATGAAATTGAAGCAAAAGCCGATTTTCTAGGCATTGCAAAATTTTGGATAAAGGGCCAATTGAAGGCGGACACGCCATATTGGTTTTATGTTCGCAGTATCAATGAATTTGGTAAGTCTCATTTTGTCGAAGCGGAAGGAAAACCAAATGATAATGCTAAGGATATTTTAGAGGTTGTTGGCGAACAATTTCTTTCCAACAAAGCCGGCCAGCGGTTGCAGGAGCAGATGGACTTTAACTCCGAAGCCATCATGGAGATTGCCGCGGTGGAAGGGGCAATTGTTCAGCGACAGTTGAAAGTGAATGGTGATCTTAAGGCCGAGATACTGCACGTTCAGACCACGCAGGTTACGGACAGGCAAGCCTTTGCCGAGGACATGAAGAAGGTACAGGCCGAAGTGGGGGAGAATGCGGCAGCGGTGCAGACGAAGGCCACGGCGGTCTTTGATATCGACGGGAACGGCTATGCCATTAACTATGTCGGAGCGGGCGTGAAGTACAACAACCAGTTCTATAAAGCCGGGATGGTTATCGGGGCTGAGGTGAAGAACGGACAGGTCACTACCTCCATTGGATTTAATACCGAGAATTTCGGTTGGTTTAATCCGGCCAGTGGCAAGATGGAACCGTTCATGATGGCGAAAAATGGGCAGTTGTTTGTCAGGGAGGGTTTTTTTGATAAATCCACCATCCAAAAACTGTTAATTGGTGCCGAAATCAAATCCGTTAATTATATCCCGGGTAAATCGGGCTTTTATTGGAATATGCAAACGGGACAAATGGAAAATATCGGCTCAGACAGTCAGGGAAAAATGAAACAGACCAATACCACAATCAGTATTGCAGATGAAAAAGGAAGGCTAAGAGGGCAATTCGGAAAAATCACGGGGGTATTTTAATGTGGGGATTTCAGACATGGGATGAGAATGGGAAACCGAATAACTCGGGGGTTATTCCATTTTTGATTGCGGGAACAATCACCGTACCAAAGGGGCAAACCTCATTCAGTTATAGCTATGTTTTGCCTGATGGATACAAGCTGGATTACACCATTATGGATAATGGCGGCGATATTATGGCGAATCTGGATGACAGGCAAAAGTATGAAATCCGGGTTCATGGAAATACCATCAGTGCCCACCCGTCAAGTCTGGGTATTCCTTCGGCTTCGGGAAAAAAAGTCTTGGTATTCTACAGGAGGGTATAAATGTTTGGAGCATTATTAACCGCGCCGGACGGGACACCGTGGCTGCTGCCGCAAAGCACGCCGATGTGCCTGAAAGAAATAGTGACCGATTACCGGCAGATAACTACAGTCCCGGACTCGGTTAATCGTATGATATTTACCCAGAGAAACCTTGATAACGATGAGTATAAATATTATGTCTTTACTGACGAACCTCAAACACCGCCGATAGGGAAATGGGCGGTTTGCTTTTGGGATGAAAATGGGAAATGTATTGTCCATAGTTTGAGTAAAACGCTTTCCGTCATGGGTTCAATGGAGGATATTTCAAGCACGAGCTGGTATTGGCAAACGCGGGATTATAAGGAAACAGTAAAAGGCAGTGCGGCGGTATTATCAACGGTGGCGGGATATGGATTTTTTTTAGTGCATTCTCATGGCTCAGATGGTTCCAGCATGCCATTACCCATTCATGTCCGTTGGGAGCCGTATGCCCATAAAAAAGGCAATACCACAACGATAGGTTATGCCTCGGGCGATGAATTTTTATTCATAACTGAATACCACCTCCTGCGGAGGTGGTCAGCAACAGATGGGCTCTGCCAATAAGGCTACTCATGGTTAAATCCGAACTGTTATCCCCATAACAGTTCGGATTTAACCATGAGTAGATTCAAGAAAGCATCGCATGTACTTTGGTGTTGTCAATATCATATCGTCTGGACGCCCAAATACCGATTTAGAATACTGAAAAATAATGTAGGAAGGGAGGTCTATAAGCAGATACGGATTTCATGTGAACAACTCGAGATAGAAATTGTAGAATTGAATGTTCAACTCGATCATGTTCATCTTTTGGTAAAAATACCCCCGAAATTATCTGTATCTCAGGTGCTTGGGCATTTAAAAGGACGAACAGCCATTCGATTATTTAATAAATTTCCCTATTTAAGAAAGAAAAAGTTATGGGGAAATCACTTTTGGTCGAGAGGGTACTGTGTAGATACCGTAGGTGTAAATGAAGAAATGATAAGGAAGTATGTGAAGTATCAGGAAAAACATGAACATGAAGACAATCAATTATCGTTAAAAGGGATGTGAAGTGAAGGCTCTCAGAGTCTGAACTAGTAACGCCCCTCTGGGGCGAAATCAAAGCCGCCTTCTATGAAGGCGGATTTTTACTAAATAAATCCACGATAAACTCAGAACGATTCACCGGAATTCACAGCCGGATAGTTTATATAGACACCGCCATTTACGACTAAGAGAAAATAAACATGATCTACTCAGACGGCACAACGAATCTCGTGTCAGGCTCGGCTATTGTCCGGGGAACGGGCACCCGATGGAAATCCAATATTAACGGCATTGCCGCAGGCCAGATTATCTTAATCCAGTCCGGCAATGGCAATTTACTGCATATGATTCAGGCGGTGAACTCCGATACCGAACTGGTGTTGGCAGATAACGCCAGAGCCACCCTGAATAACGTGAAATACCAGATTCAAACCACCGTTCCCGATACCGTTTCCGATGGTGTCCGGCATATGTGTGCCATTAACGCCGCTATCATCCTGTTTCTGCAAAACATGGACAGGTGGATGAGTGAAAACGGCAAGGTTGAAGTGGAGATGCCGAACGGCCAGAAAGTCACGCTGGACTCCATCCGGGCATTGCAGGCGGCTATGGATGGGAAACTGACTAAGGGGCAGAACGGAGCGGATATTCCGAACAAGCCAGAGTTTTTGAGGAATATTGGGGCTGCAACGCAGGCGGTGGTGGAAGGGAAGCTGGAGAAAAACCGGAACGGCGCAGACATTCCGAATAAACCGGAATTTGTGAAAAATATTGGTTTGGAGGAAGCTCTAAAAATCGGGAGCTATGGGCTGGGTAGTGGCAGTATGGATTGGCAGTCACGTATAGGTAACATGGAGGATTTAGGGTATAAAACGGGATTTTATTCATACACAAATACTACATCTAACCGATTAGGGGAATTCGGTTCTGTTATTAAGACGTGTTATAACTCAGGCAACCAACAGATGATTATATTGCCAAACTATGGCAATATAATCATGTACGTAAAAAGATTAACCGGTGGGGGTGAATGGGGAAACTACACGGTCATGACCTCCAATATGTGGACGTCAGACGGCAACGGTTTTCTCAAGAAAACCTCCCCCATCATTCAACTCCACCCCGATGGCACTTTTACCACCAACGACGAATCCGAAGGTGCGACAGTCACCAAACTCGGCCTTGGTCACTACAAAATATCCGGCATCCTTGGCTATAACGCTGATGGTGCATGGGGTGTTCATGGCGGTATCAGTGTTCCCCGTGACGTCAATGGTAATGAGTTAGTGTATGTCGAGGATAAAGTGCTGCAGGATGGGGCTATCGAAATCAGGGTGACTCACCGACAGAACGCGCATATGCCTGCCCGATTGCAGAACAGGCGCATGAAGTCACAGGATGAGCAGACCCATTACACGGATGATGAACCCTGTGATTTACCTGCCGGCACTCGATTAGACGTCCGTGTCCAGATGCCGGAAGATTCTATCTGGAACCAGAAACAGGTATTGGCATCTGATCCTCAGCAGGAGCATAGTGCCACGTCAGCCGTCAATAAATAGCCAATAGGGGAGATTAGCGGGTAGTTGGGTGGATTGGGTGAAATTGTGGGTAGATGTTGGGGGGGTAGCAAGTGGACAAACTCAGTAGATGAAAGTAGTATTTATTTATGGTTTTTGTGTTACTCGCCCCGATCCTATCAATTTAGTGCCTCAGAAACGCACAACACAAACTATAACACATGATTTTAGTTGATTGATTTTACTTATTTATATTGCATGGTTCACACATATCGCAATTGATGCAGCGTTTGGTAATTAATAGCGCCATTTCAGAAAAATATCTATTTATATCTCTGGTTCTTCAGTGTCGCGCAATGTAACACACAATCAAAAAAATCCCCAATAATTATAGGTCTTCTTCCAACTAAGTTGTTGTGAATGATTGTGATAATATCTTTCGATTCTGTGTGTCTCTGGAGTTTTTGTCATGAAACTAAGCTCTTTTACGGAAATAATATTACCGGATAATTATCACACTCAAGATTTTTTGGCCTTTCATCACAGAGATGAAAAGGGTGCTTCTGAAATAGTGCAACAAAGTCGAATGAAAAAGGGAATTATTTGGCACGGAAATTATTAAAAATTAAAATATAACAATTAAAACAATGCATTAAGTGAGTATCAACAAAGAATAAATCAAGAAATGCACACATATATGTACAAACAAAAAAAAGTACTCTATGTGGCACGTAGTAATTGATTTTGCACTCATCAGACAGGGTAAAAGGAGAGTTCCAAGATGGGATATCACACCTTGCAGCAACCGTGGTGATCTCCACCCTAGTTGATTAACTCATTGATTCTTCCGAGGTGGTCACTTTGACCCAACCATTGAGGAAATCCCAATGGTTACTTTATGTGCTGGACAAACGCAATAAATGCATTGTGTTTCAACGTATTACTTGGACATAACGGTCTGGACAAAACGTATTAACCCTTTGTTTCTAGCTCACTCTTTTGGGCACACCTCTTATTGAGTTGTGCAAATTACAAGCAGACTGCATATTTGCCGTCTGATTAAATATCAATGGGTTATTGCCAAAGTGGGCATTCCCACTCAAATGGGCTTTCAAATCCCAATTGGCGCAATATTTCGCTGATGGGTATCCGAAAATATTCGCATACCCACCAGCTAAAGGTATTCTTCGATGTAACTGAGATGAAGGTTAAATGAGTCCACGCCTCCGTTTGAAACAGAAGAGTGCCAAATCCCCTTAGCTACTCATTGGTTAATCGCTCCGTTTCAAACGGAAGGATGCCGGCACCATGCAGAGGTTAAAGACGGGAAATCCCGCTTTTAGGTAACTTGTTGATTTTACTTATTTCCTGAACAGAGACGGAATTCAATGAAATCAAGGAGTTAAAAATAGTGTAATTCTCCCATTTATCTAAGTGATTGATTTTGCGTAATTCTGTCACTGTGCCAGAGATTAATGAAATCAATAGGTTAGGTTAAAGAGGGGAATTGTCCTCTTTAGATTGCATCATAACGCTACCTGATAATCATCTCACTAATGTAATCCCCTTAAATAACAGTAAATTATGTAACTAAATATTACTTGCATGTATCACAAATTAGGCAATTTCTGATCAACATGTTAGCAGAAGTGATTTAGTGTGGTGGGTGACACAAAGGCATAAAGGTGATCGACGCAACGGTTTGAGTAGGATGATAAGGAAAAGGCAGAAGGATGTGAGTTTGTGCCTGCACAACCAAAAACGATTACACGTGTATAAAATTACATATTTAGCAACTGATTATTAGTTGCTAATATACACTCAAAGGTATATCGTGAATGGGAAAATACGAAAAACTCAAGGCTAGGCTTGATTCTATCCCAAAAGACTTTACTTGGGACGAGTTAGTTTCAATCTTAGGTCGATATGGCTTTGAGGCAATAAATGGTTCTGGTTCAAGAAGAAAGTTCCATAATAAACAATTAAACAGGACGGTATCATTTCACAAGCCACATCCAAGCAATATTGTGAAGTCATATATCCTTAGAGAAGTCAAATGTTTATTAGATGAGATAAAATGATATGAGTAACATACTAAAATACAGAGGATATATTGGTAGCGTAGAGCATTCCATTGAGGATGAAATTCTTTATGGAAAAATAGAATGCATCAACGATATTGTTACTTATGAGGCTGAAAACATCAAAGGTCTCAAAGTGGAATTTGAGTCGGCTGTAGATGATTATTTAGCCACCTGCAAAGATCTCGAAAAACAACCAGATAAGCCCATGAACGGAAGCTTTAATGTTAGAGTTGGGCAAGATAACCACAAGAAGGCGTTTATCGCAGCAAAAGAACAAGCGATATCTTTGAATGAATTTGTAAAAATTGCTATCGAAGAAAAATTAATTGAAAAGAAAGAATTTCATATTCACATCGAAAGCAAAGCAATAACAACCTCAGGAACATTCGGTCCCTCAAAGAAAAACTGGACAGCTATGCCGGATGAGGTGTGTCACTAATGCTAAATAAAATCATTTATTCTGGTTACGACATAGAAAAATTTTCCTTTGAAATAATAAAAGATTCTGACGGTGGAACGTATTCCACTAAGATAAATAATGATACCATATCATTTTTTGAAAGAGATCCTGATAAGCAAGAGCATCCATTTGATATCAAATTGGATGTTGATTTAACGGCTTATGCTAACGAAGGAAATGCAGAGGAAGATCTGGCATTTATCTTATCAGCCAGCCTAAGAATCGCTTTCATTATACGTGACCCTGATATTAATGAACTTTCGGAAGAGTTTATGGATCAGAACAATTGGTTCTTTGAGAACTATGTTGCCTTATCAATTAAGCTTGCTCTCGAATCACTTCTCAAAAATACCCCTTTTGATGGATTAGAGCTTCGCTGGTCCAGACCAAAAAATAACCCCAATAACCTCCAGCCCTCCCCTTGAGGGCTTTTTACGCCTATCATAACCCTAAATCACTCACCTCCCCCCCTGTCTCACATCCCACACCAAACCCAACATCCGCCCACAATTTCCCCAATCCACCCAATTACCCGCTAATCCCCCCTATTGGCTATTTATTGAATGAAGTAAGGGGCATCAAGCCCCTTGTCATTACTTCGGCTGCTCAGGCCATTTGACATCGGGTGCGGTAGTACAATCCACCCGATTGAGCAGCACCCGGTATTTACGCCATTCGGTTAGTGCGGATTTCTCGGCATCGGTGGCGAGATTCAAATCAACGGCGTCCTGTAATGGCGCAATTTTTTCTCTGGCAATATCCATCAATTGCCGTTTTCGTTCCTCCGCCTTTTTCTGTAGTTCGGCAGGGGTATAAATCCGCCTAATGATTTTTTCACCGTTATATTGCCACTCGCCATGGACATCGAGACCATCAGGGGCGTGGCGGTTGTCCATTTCAATCACGCTAAATCCGTTCGGATAGAGCATTGAGGCATCCGTATTGTAATTGATAATCACACCCGTCGAGTCATACACGATTTTTAATGTTTCCGGTGCAAACAGTTTTTGAGCATCGTACCAGTCGATACCTTCATCAGACTGAATGTAGGAGCAATCCCCGAATTTAGGATTATCAGGTTGATAAGATTTGAAGTTTTTTAAATTACGCATTTTTCGCTGTCACCCATTGATTATCGATCAGACATTGCAGGAAACTCAACCTCGCATTTCTCGCTTCGAAATACGCATCGTTGACACTGCCGCGTACCATTGTCATCACCTCACCGTCCAGCAACTCAGGATAGCGCCCTTTTGTTAGTTCAATCTCCCGCGAGTGCAGCCATCTGAACTTTGAGGCATAGCGCGCCTCCATAGCCGGTTCTGTCGCGACTTTATTCCCGTTAACATAAATGGCAGAATCCCGAATAGATAAAATTGTTTTCCCTGCGATATTTTCAATTTTCAGCTCCGAATTGCTGTGCATACAGCCAAGACGATATCTGACATTTCCTACTGAATCAGTCGCCTCTATATAATTTGCAGCCCCGGTTGTCTGATTCTGCAATGATAAAAATTTATCATCCGTTTTGATCTGCCCGCCCGATTTATCAAATTTCCCATTCAGGAAATTAGTCACCGTATTTTGACTCATCACATGATCAGCTGAATTGCCTGAGTGTTGTGTGATGGCTGATTTTGGAACCGCATTTTTCGCTAAATCTACCGTTCCCGTTAAACCGAGGTTGTCGACAAACTTCGGCTTGTTCGGAATGTCTGCGCCGTTCTGTTTTTTCTCCAGACGAGAATTCGCATTATCATTGGCATTAGTCGCATTGTGGTTCGCGGTATTCGCATTGGTGATAGCATTTCCGGCGTTCTGATTTGCGGTATCAGCTAAATCATGAGCTGCCTTAACCGCTCTCGGTGTCGCAGCATCCACCTCACTGTTACTGTTAGTGGCGTTAGACAGTTTAGTAATGCCTGCCAGAGTCTGAGATGCCACGGGAATATTAGCGCCTACTGTTGCCCGCAATGCGTTTAGTAAACCGGCTCGCAACGCTGCCGTGTTACCATCATCAAGCACATCTTGATTGTTGGTTTCCGCGATAAACTGAGCCACCACGCTCGCAATTACCGATGCCTGCCGCCAAACTTTGTTTAGCTCCTGCGACTTAGCCACACCAGAACTAAACCCGTTAGTCCGTGTGGCCAGATTGCTGTATTCCTCGTTTGATAGTACATTCGCCCCGTCTGCGATGCCGAACGGGAGAAATTCATTTTTTGCCATAGTGTCCTCACAGTTTTACAGCCCAGCCGCCTGTACCAAAACCCGCGACATATTCATTATTGATATCAAAGCCAAACAGCCCATTACGGGCAGAATTGATATAGTTGTTTACCCGAACCGCCTCAGGTTTGACATTCAGGTAACCCTGCCGAATGACTGCCTTAATCACCTCAGAAACGACACCACCGGTTAAAAACACATCCATCGTCATGTCCTGATTATCGATAAACAATATTTTGGTATTGCTGTCCGGCAAGATTTGCTGATAAATGGCCTCCAACATTTCGCTGGTGCCGTCCCAGTGGTTAGCCTGAATTTTCACCCTCAGCAACGTGCGATACGTCTCATCGTCCAGCTCCGTAAATCCGGTATCACTGTCAAATTTCCTCTTCCAGCTACCCCGATCGAAACCGATTTCTTCCATGTCCAGCGAGAAATACACGCCAACAATAGGTACCCGCACGTAGCGCGACAGCCCAATCCAGTCCCCGACTGCATCCAATTGCACACCAACCCCGTGGTCGATGGAGAATTCGGTATTCAGGGTCTGGGCAACTGTGGCAATGTCTGAGATCGTGCGGGTGATGAGGTCAAGGTGGTCAACAAATTTAGGCGCTGTCCGATGCTGGGCGGTAATGAGTTTTAGATAGTCTCGCCTCATGTCACCACCACATTAATATTGTCAATGTTACAAACGGGTGCCTCGTTAAAGGCGATTTTTAAATTGGACTCCGCCAGCGCATGGGCTGATCGGCCGATTTTTAATGTGTTAATGTCATAGGTCTTCCCTTCCTCATCACCGGGCAAGTTGGCAGGGGAATAGAGCCGTGCCAGATAAACGTTATCGCCAATAACAATCGTGTTAATGTATTTCGCGATGGCCGTTTTGATCCTGTCCCCTACCAGCGTGGTGTAGCCCTCAAACGCCGTGATGTTCAATTCGACATAAACTGACACGTCAACGGGGCGTGAGAATCTAATGGGCGTTGACAATCCATAATGATTGCGAACATTAATTGTTGTGTCGCCAAACGTCCCTGAGCCGGGCGTTTTTTTCAGGGCAATGGTTTTAGCGATTTCAGTCGCGTCCCCGCCATCGACGATCATGGCAACCGAGTGCGGCGGGATACCGTTGACGTCAGTTTTATGGGTGTCATTCTCAAACCCGCGTAAACGAACAACGCCCGGTATCAAACTGATTGCACCGTGCATGCCATCCAGTACCGTTCGTGATGGCAGGGCTACCGATTTATGTTGGCGGATGCGTAACGCGCCGTCAGGTTCAATGGGCGCGCCCGCCGTGGCGCTATGTGAATTAGTGACACTCTGCCAGCCCCGTGTCGGGGTGCCGATTATATCAATGTCGCCCGGTGCGGCGGTGATCGCCCCCAGTTTTTGACAGGTCGCCGTGACGGTTACTGTACCCTGCGTACCTATCGTGACAATATCTGGCAACGTCCACGGATGGTTGTTCCGGTCACGCACGAGACCGTTTTTAACCACCGTGCCGACCTGACCCACCAGAGTAATATCGGCCGTCGAGCGAGTAGCTGCATGGCGTGACAAGCCATTAATGGCGACGTTGTTAGAGAGTGCGGCACCGCTGGACGTACGGGGACTGTAGGTGTTATAGGACGCAACGACCATGTTATTGGCATCATGGATTGCCAGAGCGTAAATGGCGATCATCTGCCCGTCTTTACTGTCCGGCTCTAAATAGGCATCCTCGCCGTAAATCTGACGAAAATACCCGTTGAGCCGTTCCAGTATCGTCGGGTAATCAGGCGCAGTGATGCCGCTCGCGGTGATTTTGGCCGCAAGCCCTAAGGTGTCTAGATTAAGCATAATTTACCGTTCGCTGGTTACTGTGGTTTTGCCGTAGCGGGTGTTGATAGTGGCGGTAAGGGTCATTTTTCGGGTGTCGGGATCACGTTTAGCATCGAGTGAGATAATTTCAGTTACCCCCTCAGTACCGAGAATGTGCTCGCGAATTGCCATCGCACTGGCATAGCTTTTATCTAATACTGCCTCTCGGTAGGGTGTTCCCGCTGCCATATCCAGAAACCAGTCCCCACGCCATAAGTTGAGCCGTGTTTTTACGGCCTGTGCGACTGCTTCGGGTGAGTTGGTCAGAAAGGTACTATCACCCTGCCCGAAACTGTAATCGCCGTTGCTGTCTTCTCGTCGGTATCGCATTATTGAGGTCCTCCTGTAGTTCCGCCGCCTGTTTCAACTCCACTATGTTTGTGTTTCATCTGACTAACGCCACCCGCTATCACATCATTTTTCACATTAATAGGGCCATTCATCATCGCCATACCACCACTGGCACCCATACCCTGTGACAGATTGCCGTTGATGATCACATTGCCATTGAGCACAATCTCGGGTGAAGTGATTTCAGTTCCGCCATCCGCCGTTGCGGTCAGTTTGCCGGGAGTTTTGACCGTAATGTTATGACTGCCGGGAGACAGTTCGATGTAGGCCGCGCCGTCGTCAGTTCGCAGTTGGGCGGCGCTGGTACTGATACCACTGATTTTCTTTGCCTGAGACTGAGGCCCCACAATCGCAAACCCATCCGATAAATTGTGCTGGCGAGGATCTACAGGTTCCTGAAGCCGCCGTTCTGCCACCAGTAATCAATGCAACGGTCAGCGAAAACGACCAGACATTCATCACCGGGCTTAACAGGAAATGTCAGTGTGACACCGCCTCCACGCGGGAAAATAACCGGCACGTCCACCAGCAAAGGTAATGCGACCGATTCAGTCTTGCCTTCGCTGTTCGTGACTTTCCAGCGTATCGCAGGCTGGGCAGTCACTGTCACCGCATCGGCATTAAATGACTGGATAATGCAGGGTAAGGCCACGTATAGCCCGGAACTGATCGCCGCCTGCATGACCAGAAACGGCGTTTGGCTGGTTAACTCGTTCATGGTGAGTGATCATTGTTGTCTCACATCTGCCTGTAGTGCGGATTGGTTAATTAATGTCTGGTCGCTCTTGGCTACACAGATCAATTCCATGTACCACGTGTTTTCACGGGTATCACCGAAATAGTTGACGTTGATAACCACATAGTCGCCGTCGGCGTCAATGGGCGCAGGCATCTCTTTATCACTGTTACCAGAGGCGATAACCCCCGTAGATTTCCCCGCCATATTAATCGACTTGTTATCCAGACGGATTAAGGTTCCTGGTCTGATTTTAGGATTGATGAGACATTTAACATTGATCCCTCCTCCTATTGTCTGCTCCGGCATCCCGATTAACCCCGTTTTATAGGTCAGTACAACCGCCTCGGTGAGGTAGGTGCGCTTGGGGATAATATGGCATTGCCCGTCTTCATAGCGCCAATCAGCGCCGTTCTGTTTAGCCAGATTAGATAACTCGTCTCTATGCATACCAAAGAAGACTTTTCCCCGTGGGGCGACGGTCTTTTGGAATTCCGGCCTGAGTCCGGTGAATATCCCGTATTTCTCAATATCCCGCATCAGTAGCCTGTCCACATCTTCCTGCGTGTACCCGGATGATATCGTGATATTGACCACGGCGTCGTTATAGGGCTGGTCGCCGTCTTGTGCCTGTACGACAACATAAGTATCGGTGGGACTGTCCCGTCCAGTGTAGGTGTACTGGATTTGACCGAAAAATATCTGCCCTGAATTTCCGCGATAGCCTGCTGAGAACTTAATAATCTTATATTCGTTCTTGCGAACCTTCTCCCGTGTCTCATTGTTCAGGTTATAGATTTTGAAAATGCCTGTCGCGGGATAAGCAAAACTGGGTCGGGTAATATTGAATTTGATTTTCAGCTCGGACAGATCAATACCTTCACCTTGCTCATCAGCAACAATCAGGCTGCATTCGCGAAGCCATTGTTTTGACATGTTGACCTCGTATAAAAGAAAAAACCGCACTAGGCGGCCTTATGTGATTAATCAAATTTTAAACGCTATTTATCTTCCAGCGCCTTAATGATATCTGCGTGTTTCTTTTGAGTGTGTAATAGCGCCTTTTTAAACGCTTCGGAATTGGCGTTTGATTCAGCAATTCCAGCATCCACCAGCTCAGATAATAGTTCCTGCCTGTTCATCGATTTCAGGCGAGTGATAGCTTCTTGAGCTAGTTGCATTTGAGTTTCCATATACACCTCCAACAATAAGCCTCGGGATGGGGCTGTTTGTCTTTGCAATTACTTACTATCTTGGTATCTGCTTAATATTTGACATTCTTTTTCTTGAAGTCCAAACACGCGGCCCAGTCCCGTCTGGCAATTATCTTGTAACTCCCTGACAGCTAACCTTGCATAATCATATCCACTTTCTGACAACTTGGCATTCCTGGCCCTGATTGCGTTCGTCTCATCAGAAGAAGAGGGGTAAACATCCGATAAAGCGTAACCACCTGCCATGTCTTTTATTGCCTTCTTAAGGTATATATTTTTAGATAGTTCTGGGTTATCTGAAAAAAAATCATCAATGGTTCTACTATTTTTTTCTTTCTGGATTTTTACTGGTTTCTCATTGCTTGTTTTTATGGGTGATATATCCATTACCGAACATAACACTGGTGTCTTGTGGTGCGCGGTATGTGAGTGATACAAACCACATGTAACAACTGCGTCCTGCCCTTTAAATTTCTCAAATATATTCCATTGAGCATCGTTAGACATAGCAAGCTGCATAACTGCGACACCAAACTCCGGTGTGTTGTCACCCCCGATCTCGTCTCCCTCTTGCGGAAATACCGAAATAAGGTCATTTAACCTTAAGGATGGAAAGCCTGCCGATTCTTTAGTTAAAGTACCTTTAATTTTTACCGGAATACCGTATAGATATCTATTTTCACTGTTTGTCGATTTATTTGCAGCAATTTGTCTATATAACTCGGTCGAACGTTCATACCAATTGAGCAAGCACTTTTCGGTATCACAGTTCTTTTCGCGCAGTTTCCAGTTCTGTTTAACTAATTTTTTAAAATCATCACTATTTCCAGTGACAACTTTTGCTTGGAGATAATCGACATATAGAGCATCATCCGCTTGAGATAAGGCCGGAGTGTTACAGATTAATTGCTCAGTCTTACTGGAAGCTTTATTGCAATCAAAACTCGCAGCATTAGTGGCTGTGGACACCAAAAATAAAGCAACAGCTATTGTCTTTAACATTACACTTCCCTTTTAGCTATGTGCTAATAACTATAATGAGACAAAGTATAGTCTGTTGTTGCTGCTTAAATCACCCCTATCTGTTTCTTTTTGTAGGTCATTGCAATAAAAAACTAAAGAACCGTTAAAACCTAAATATCGATGTTGCTCTACAATATCTACGCCGAAAACTAATGGGATGCCTGTAACAATCGGCTCGCTATTTGACTGCATGATGTCTAAAATCCATCCCGCACAATCTCGCCACTGTAGCTGCATACGATAATTAATACCGCCTAATTGAATGTCAAATTGTTGATTTTCTGATTGCAAAGGGATCTCGACAATGTTCATTTAAAATACTCCAACATGTTAAGAACCCCTTTTTTAACTAGTACAATAAGACTATCGTTTTCCTTGGGAACAATCGGTGTTTTAGTCCCTTTATCAATGGCAGGAGAGGTATCCAATGGGTATTTCATTCTCTCCGGTGGTGCGGTAGCTGGGGCTGTTTGAGTTTCTACGATAATCACTTCGCGTAATGTCAAAGTGACCATAAGCACGTTTTCAGAGGTCTTATCGGTTGTGACCTCTATCGCACGGATCAGCATGTTTTTATACTGGCGTTTCCCTGTGGTGACGTCGAACGGCTCCTTGGACGCTTTCAATTTAAGCAGTTGCTCATAAACCTCTTTGGGGCTTTTCCCTAATGTTGCCCCAGTATCGAGATCAAACAGCTTAATTTTCGAAGTATCGAATCCGTCAATCAGCGAGCCGCCACCCGCAAAGCCAATTTCCATCGTGACCTCTGAGGGCTTGTCATAGGCGTGGTCGCTGATAGAGGCACCTCGCTGTACCGGGTGCTCGGTAATTTCCGTCGCGTCCATGTGCTTTTCGGAGATCACCACGCTAGGTACTATCATCTCAATTTTTCTCGTACTCTGAGAAAATAACGTCGATAAAATGTCCATTAGCTCACCTTCGTTTGTAGACTGCGCACTAATATTGCGTTGGCGCGTTGTACGGATTCACCTGTTAGTGCTGCGGCCTCGTGCGGGGAATCAACGCCATTCACATTGATGTTATAATAGGGTGCAATCGTCGTTTGGTTTGGTTGATTATTGGCTAATAACTCCAACCGCTTAGGCGTGTAACCCGTGTGACTCAGCATGTTATTGATATTGGGTAGAGCGTTATCAAACATCTTCGGATCGAAATTAAAACTGCTGTTTTTGGCGAGTGCGTTTGTCGGGTTTGGTGCGCCGGCAATTGCAGCCATGATCAAGTTCTTGGAGTAAGGAAGCGGCTTTCCTATCTCATTTTGACTCATGGCGTTCATCAGTGCATACATAACATTATCGTCATTTAAATCTAAACGGTCATGTCTGCCTACACCCAGTCGCTTTGCTACTCTTTGAATGTACTCTTCGGTGCGGTTATTATCTTTTTTACCAGGCGGTGCCCATTTACTGACAATTAAATCGACGGATTGGCGCTGAACTTTATCGGTTAACCCATTATAATAGCGTCGCAACTGCCATGCTGTACGCTCCAACCCCTCGTAAGCCGTGCCGAATTTAGCGAAACGCTGCTCAGGATGATTCTCTACTGTTGCCCCTTTTTGTTCGGCAAATTCCATATTTAGAGGGTTATTGTTGCGTTCCCCACGAGTATTGCCCGTTGATTGATTGCTACCAACATTCTCTGATTTAGCTGGTATAAACGGCGCCATCCCCAGCAGACCATTCAGCCAGTTATTAGCAGTGATATACCAGTCAGGCAGAGTGTTTATAAACGCCTCTCGGTGACTCTCTGCTGCGTCGATACCCACTGGCCGCACATCGCGCTTATTCGTTTCGTCACCCTTCCATGCTTGCTTGAGTTCTTCCCAAGCTAACGTAAAGTTTCCATCGTTGAGATGGTTTAATGCAGCTAGAAGGTGTGAAAGCGTTTTGCTAAGCTCCCCGAGGCTTTTTGCCAGATCGTCAAACTCAAATTTTAGCGACCATTTTTTAGGGTCAATACCCAATAGCTTCAGTATTTCAATTCCCAGCTCTTTAAAATTTCTTGTCAGCTCTTTTATTTCCGCTTTTACCTTTGTGAGAGGGCCTTCCCACTTACTCCAATCGATTAAACTCTTGCCACCTTCTTTCCAAGTCTGATAGTCGTCATAGAGCAGGAACATAGCCGCCAGCAATGCCGTAATAATACCGATAGGAGAGGCTAAGAACTTCAAATTGAGCGCCCACCATGCCGCTGCAACTAAGCCAAAAATCTTAATTAGATTTTGACTACCTTCATCAAGCCGCTTCCACCAGCCAATCAAGTCTTGGATACCTTTAGCACCTCGAAAGACTAATTGACCGAGCATTTCAGACATTGTAAGGATGGCTTTCACTACCGACATAATGATCTTTTCAATGGTCGGCCAGTGTTTGAGTATCAGGTTGGTGAGTTTTTCGATGCTCGGTGTCAAGACTCGAGCCATCTCACCGCCGATCTTGTCTTTGCCCACCCCCATAACCGTTCTCAATTTATACAGCTCGGTCATAAAGGTATTAGCGTGTTTAGCGGCGGCGGTGGGGTTATAGCCCATGGTTTTCATTATCTGCTGATAATCAGACGCATAACCGCCAATCCCCCGGCGCATCGCCATGAGGGTGTTTTCATCAATGCCGAGGATACTGGCATACTGATTTGCACGATAGTGGGGCATGGCTGACAACCGTTCGCCGACCAAGGCCACCAGCGAGGCGGTATCACGCAACTTACCGTTGGTATCACGGGTCTGAATACCCATGTTACGCAGGAAGCCTTCTCCCCCCGGATTATTCCTTAAAAAACTCGCAACGCCTTCCAGCGACGAATTAAGCCCGTCTACACTGCCGCCCGCCTGATGCATCGCATAGCCCAATGATTTAATCTGCTCGGCGGTAGCGCCTGTGCGTTGTGCCTGCCAGTACAATTTATCCAGTCCACTGGCAACTATTGCGGTAAATCCAATTACTGAAGCAGCGGCACTTTCCACGGCGGCACCCAGCTTCAAGACATTGCCAGTGACGCCTGCCAGTATCGCGCTAAATTTTTTCTCACCCGCGCCGTCCACCTCAAAACCCAGTGAGATCAAAAAGTCGCGGATTGTCTCTGCATTATTGCTCATCTTTCCACCGTGCTATCAAGGCTTCGTTTTCGGCGTCCACGTCCAGGGCGTCATTCATCAGGGCGATATCGGCCAGATCGATAATGCCATTCTTTAATGACTCGAATTTGCACATACCGTTACGTACCGGGCGCATCAGGTAATAGCGCCCGTGAGGGAGGGTTTCTAAATCTAGGCTGGGTTGACCGGGAATGGCCCGTCGCTCTCTGGCAGTACGGGAAAAAAATTGCTGAGAGAATCCTTAATGACGTGCCCGACCACTTTCAGCAAATCCAACCCGTTGATATCATCAAACATCAGTTGCTGACCGGTATAGATAACTGTCCACGCCCCCCCCGCCTCACGACTGACTACCGACAGACAGATATCATTGATCTCATGCCGGGATTCTTTACCCAGTGTGCGCACCGCATCCGCCAGTGGTGTGAGAATGTCCGCTATGCTTCCCTTATCGAAGATCGGCTTGCCGTTTTCATCCACCCCCGAGGGTTTCAGATTATCCCAGATAGGCTTCAATGCCGGAACAACCGGCATCAGTGCGACTGCCAAATCCTGTTGCTGAAAGGCGTTCAATTTGCCCGCACGGTACTTTTTGCCGTTAATTTCAAATTCCATCAGAATGCCCCCAAAATAGTGTCGATTTTGCCGCAGTCGAAAACCCAACTGACTGTATTGCCCACTTTGGCGTTAGCGATGTCCGGTATCTTCTGGAACGCCACCGAACGCGCCGCCGTGGTATCACCCGATACTTTGTTACGGATCAGGATGCCGTTATTGCCCCATGTCGCCGAAGAGAACTGTTGGGCGTTATACATCAACATTAACTTGGCATTCGCGGGTGAGGTTTTCAGTAGCGTCACGGTGATCGTGCCGGATTTTCCCGCATGTAACGAGTGCATCACCTCGCCGTCAGCGCTGAGGGTCATGGTGTTTTTGGCCTCAGCCATTGCCACGGTGATCCCCTCTTCGGAGACTGCCGCGCCATTCCCTAAATCGACTATGCCGCCCACGCCAGCTATTGACGCGGACACATCCATAAATGAATAGGTAGCCATCTGATCACCTGTTTACGTTAATAATGACGTCCGCGAAATGCACGGCACCCGCGAGTTTGATGGCGCATTGAATCACCGGGGCTTTACGTTTCTCACGCTCGGCCTGCACCTGCTCGGCAATAGGCTGCGCGTAGGTGTAATACCCTTTGGTCAGCATATCGCCCCGGTTCAATGCCCCGAACGTATCCCCGCCCCAAGCACCCGGTGCGATCAGCCCATTGGTGACACCCTGCGACAGTGACTGCTCGACGTTGATCAGCAATTGAGTGACGCCTTCATCGGTCTGGGAAATTTTGGTGGTACTGGTATACATCAGGTTATAGAGATTGGTCTGGACATAGTTCTGTAGCCAGTCCAGCCCGTGACGCTCGTCAATGAACGTGCCATTTGCCATCACGCCCTCCTGGATAATGGCGGTGTCGTTGTTGTAGTGCACAAAGACGTTACCTGATTTGGCTTTCAGGGCATTGGCCTGTGTCGCCGTGAGCAACTCTGCACTGATAGCCGGTTCCTGTTTGAATTTCAGCGTGATCGTGGTGTTGTTACCCTGAAAATTAACGGTGAACATACGGCCAAACAGTGAGGCGATCGCGTATGGCTGTGCGGAGTATTGCCAGAGCGTACGCCCCAGAAACGAACCTTTGAGCTGTGACCCAATATCGGTATCGACATCGGGGTCGAGTACATCGGTTTTGGTGACCGTGTGACCGTAAATACGAGAGACGGATGCCGATTCGATATAGCGCGCCACACTGAGCACATCACTGTCAGACAGGGCATTATCTGCAATAACTAACCCATACCATGCCCCCGACATTGATCCCAGCGTTGCTACGGCCTCCGCAATGGTCTCAGGCTGTGCCGGGTCGATGACGGTTGCACCGGATGATTCATCCAGTTTCAGTATGTCGCCAATATAGCTGCCACTGTCTGCGCGGGTGACATAACCGAGTTTTCCCGAGGTTTGCAGCGAGACGGTGAAGCGGGATGAAATACTGTCCCAACGCACTGAGGCGTTTTTCAGTTTTTCAGCCACCCGTTCAGCGACGCCGTTCAGGTTCGTTTCTTTGCTGAAATCGATACCGGTGATGACGGTTTCTTTACCGTCAATAGTCAGCTTGAATGTGCCGTCAGTGATGAGCGTAAATTTACTCATGCCCTGTTCAGGCTTGGACAGTACCGCGCCACGCAATGCCGAAAGCACCGGCTCTTTTGCCCAACACCCGATATACAGATCGACGGGCTGAGGTGATTGTGAGTAGTACAATGCGGCGGCCTGATACTCCGGGGTATCCATGCCGAAATCTGCGCCCACACCCTCAATATCGGTGTAGTAACGCAGCCGTTCGTGCGTGTTAATGACGTTGCTGGCACCGACAATCAGCAACGAGCCGAAGCTACGCGCCTGCGCTGCACGGGGTGCCATGTTAACCTTGACGTTAACAATGTTAGAAATAGGTAAGCCCTGCATAGGGTTTAGTCTCCAAAGAATTTAACCGGTGCTTCCACCAGCGACTTAATGCCATATTCGCGCACGATTTTGCGGCGTAACGTCACGGTTACGTCATAGCGGCGCTGCCATTGGTTATTGATGAGTTCAGGCGCGGGAATGATCCGGCTGCATTGCTGAAAGGTCAGTCCGGCACGCGACAGTTCATCATTATTTTGGGTGATGAACAGACCATCACGAAATTGGGTTGCTGTTCGCTGACCGGAAGGGCCATAAAAACAGCAAATGAGACTGATGGTTTCGTGTGACCACTGCGCATTATGATTATCGTTCACCTGTATAGCGGCCGGGTTATCATCCTCACGGATATCTGTTATCCCAAACGCGCACCAGTCACTGCCTGCCGGAGGTATTTTAGGTTGCGGGTCTGCCCAGCGCGGGAACACAGTTTTGACGGGTAATCCTGAAATAGCCCGTATCCAGCGGCTCAGTTCCCGCTCCAGTGCTTCATCATAATCAGGGGGTGTACTGACGGGTGTTAAATAGCCCGGCGTTGTACTGTCATTCAATGGGTGTCCCTCCGTCAAAGTTCATCAGCTCACAATGCGCCTGAACAAATCCCGCCCCGTATGCCGTGTACGGATCAACAAAGGTCACCCGGTATTTTCTGCCCTGATACGTGACCACATCCGCATCCAGTCCGGGTTGTCCCTGCGTTAAACGGAATGGGGTTACAATGAGGATAGCGCCACTGATAGTCTGGCCAGCCTCCATTCGCCGCGCCTCCAGTGAACGGTCTACCGTGACCACACCTGAAAATCTGATGCTCTGCGGGGTATTAGTCGCGATACCATCATCATCCACCGTCTGTACATTGCGCTGACACACTAACGAGGTATCGCAAAAATCAGGGTCAGACAGCACCTCGGAAACATCAAGAAAGGGCATTATTCCCCCTTGTTTCTGACAATATATGTAATGGATTTCAGCAGACTGCCCGTGTCATACAGCGGTTTCTCGCCGGGAACGTTGTTTTCTTTACGTCGATGTAAAGTCGCTTCCGAGAGAGGATGGAGCCGATCACCCTCACTAATCACTTTCTTTGCTCCATTCATGGCAACCATGCCCGCTTTTTCCAGTTCCCGTTGCGCCGCGTCGAATTTGCCTTCAATGGCATAATCTGCCGCTGCCTTAAGGTGCTCGGTCGTGATGGGTTTAGTGTCCTCGATCCCCATTTCAAGAAAAGGGCGAGGGGGCAACGTGACAGTTTTCCCGCCTATCCTGACCGTGCCACCGGTTGATTGCAGGTAGCCGATTTCCGCGTTATTCAGTTCCTCGCCATCACCCCTATGGGCTTTGCTGGACGGGATACCCACCAGCACATCCATTTTGGTCAAACGATTCAGGGCAGCCAGTACCGCCGCAGCATTGTCTTTGCGGATCTTCAATCCACTCATAGCAATTGTCTCCCACCCGCGCCAAACATTGACCACCACCAGTAGAACTCACGTCCGTAGGCGGTGTTATTCCAGAATCCCGCCTCAGGATTGATAATCCCTGAGGTGTCATAACCCACTGAAACCTTATCAACGGATTTCGAGGTCACTACACCACCCCCCGCTGTATTCACGCCACTGACAGAGGCACCAGCAATAGCCTTACCTTTCAACTCGACGTAATGCGCCGTGAAGAGTTCAGCCAGATAAATAAACTGATCGCCGTGTCTGTCTTGGTCTAGCACAGTATCAGCCTGTCCGAGATAAAACTGGATTGCGGCGTCGGGGTAGCGGGTATTGTCGGAAAATTCAGGAAAGTCAGTGCGGAAGTGCTTAACTGTCGGCAGAAGACTGTTTTTTGCCATTAGCCTTCCCTTTTTTATCATCCCGCTGTTCAGGATCGTCCAGCGGCGTCGCGTAATGGTTAAATGCCCAGTGTAGGGCTGTCTCATCCTCAAAGGGATGAATACCCGGCGATAACTGCACATCCCGCCCATCGGGGAAGCTCAGTATCGCGTTGCCTGTAATCATGTATCGTTTCATACGAGCCTCAGTAAAGGCGGGCTAACCCGCCATCAATCACACTGCCGGAATATCCAGATACGCGATGGTATTCGCATACGGCACTTCAACCTGACCCAGTTTCCCGTAGTAGGTGGTCAACTGATGCAGACCGCGATACTCCAATGGGGTATTCAGCAACGGCACCATCGGGAAGCGGATATTTTTTTCTTCCTGCGTATACGCCACCATGCGATGCGCACCACCTACGCCCCGTTTGGACGCCCATTTCATGGAAACAATCTCCAGTGGCGTACCATTCTCCTGAAAGGCAATACAGTTGATCTTCACATACTCCAGCACGGAAATATTGCCTGCATCAGAGACACGCAGACTGGCTAACAGCCCGAACAACTCCGGAGCCAGACCAATCTTGCGAGGACACAGCGCATAACCGGAAGCGACCCACGCATCGGTCAGCAGGATGTTGATATCTGCGACGATATCATCAGCTTTCAGGTGCTTCGTCCATGATGCGGCAGCGGCACGTGGGGTAACCTGAGTCAGATTCAACAGACCGGTCATCCCCAAATCGGCATCACCGATATAAACTTGTTCGTCCACGTCCATATTCCACTTAAGCAGCATCGCATCGTATTTCTGCGAATCGATGGGACGACCGACCTGTTGAGCGGATGCTAGCTCTGGTAATGTCCAGCCCAGCTCCATTCCCCACAATGTCAATGGTTGCGCCGTTCTGTCTATGGTCAGACCCACACCCGGAATGGCCGTTGAGTTTTTACCGATCCAGTTTTTACCGTTCGGGTTAACGCCGCCCGTTGCGGCCAGTTCGGTGTTCGTGAATGAACTCACCTCATCCGCAATAGACACATCACTGCGCAATGGCATATCACGTGACCACTTGTAGGAGACCAGCGGTAAATTCAACGTCTGATCGAGACGCTCCAACTCGCCAATCAGGAATATCCCTGTGGAGTCCTGGGTGGCTTTATCAATAGTAAACATAGCGTTCCTTAAATGTTGTAAGCGATTTCAATCGTGCCCAATGCATCACCCGGCCCCATGATTTGAGCCTGGGGTAATTCAGGGGTGTTTGTCGCGGTTGTGTCGGGGGTTAATACCAATGAACCCAGCGGACTGTCTTTGCTGGCACCGGCCACCCGGACGTAAATCTGGGCACCTTTCTTGGCGCTCTCCGCTGAACCTTTCACGGTGACCGTCATGTAGCCCCGTTTCAGAATGTCGCCCGTAATCCCTGCCGTGACGCCAAGATGCGCTATATCAGCCTGTGACTGGACGGGGTAAGGACGAACAAGAATGCCGGCGATCTGCCCGGCACTGTCGCCGTCTTCCAGCGGGACGAACCTGTCGCCGCTGTACTTGCCCACCAGCCCGTATTGCGTAAAGACTTTCGCCGTGTCGAGAATGGCGGCTTCGGTGGTCAAATCGCGCAAACGGGTGACCGACCCGCTGATGCCCATGGGCATACGGGTTAGATATGCTGTTCCTGCCATTGTTGTTACCTTATGGGTTGCGTTTCCAGAATTCGGCGTACTGCTTATTCAGTTCTGCCGGAGTATTGAGGCGAGCGGCGGTGTCTCGCGTCGGGGTTGGAGGTTGAATGTGATTCTTTGCCTTGTTAACCGCGACAGCCCCGCTGAATACGGCATCTACTGTCGCCTTTGGCACCTTGCTGTAATCTTGGATACCAAACGATTTCAGATAGGTACTGTCGCCTGTGCGTATGGCATGATTCAGTACCTGCCGTCTCAGCCCCTTATCCCCTGTGGGTTTAAATCCCGGACAGATGATTTCGGCATCCGCAATGATATTGCGGCGGTATTGTGCATCACCGGTCACTTTCTTATCTTCTTCGGCATCCTCATCCCCTGTCTGTTTATCAGGATCTTCGGGATTAGTGTCTCCCGTTTTGCTGGTCAATGCCTCAACCTTGGCTATCAGTGCCTTGCCCCATTCCGGGATAGCATCATCACCGGTGGGTTTCTCCTGCTCTTTCGGGGTATCGTCGGTGGTTGTCCGCTCTGTTGGCGGGAGTGACGTCGCCTGTGCGGGGGTATTCATATTGATGGTGACACCCGGAATGGAACTCATACCATCAGAGGGTATTTCCGGGGCTTCGTCGATGAGTTTTTGTAATGCATTATCATCTTTCGTCTTGATGGCCTGAGCCAAATTTTTAAGCCATGACATGGCGTAATTCTCCTTTTTACGGGTTGGGGCAGCATCCCCGATTGAACAACGGGAACCCGCCCGCCCATCATCAACAATGGCGAGGTGGTTCCCAGTTATTTGGTGTTGTTTACCCTTGCCGGGCGAGATTTGCTTGTACTGGGCATCATAACCACAGCTAACATCCGTCATACCTGACTTGACCGCATCAATAGCCTCCTGTCGCTTTATCAGCACATCAGCCACCAGCAGATCAGTTTTATCGTCAGTGCCGCGTCGGACGTTTTGGATATGACCGTGCGCCAGTTCGGAGAAGTTGGACGGATTAACAAAAACAATATTTCCGTCTTTGTCCTCTGGATGCTCCAGTGTGACCGCGACCCCCTCGAATGAGGCTATTGTCTCCGGGGAAAAAACTTCATCCTCAGTGCGGTAAACCGTGACCAACCCGTTAGCATCCGGCTCAAGGTCGATTTCCTCGGGTAAATAAGTTTGCGTTCCGGTTCGTGCAATAGGCACGTCTTTGCAGAGCAGGGAGCCATCCGCCATCTCATAGCGGGTCTCGCCCAGTTTCGTAGTGAAAAAGTATTTCATGTTATGTTCTCGGTGCGGGCACATGAACCTCAGCCCAGCATTTGCAATTAGGAAGACATCCCGCATGGCCTGTCATTCCATCCAAGGTTGGCGGATCTTCCCATCGAACAAATTTATCGCGCATCCTCTTGTGTGATGGACGAGTGCCCGCACCTTCAATGCACCACCAGTACCCTTCTGAGCCGATAGATAAGGCTCTGGCCTGTGTCAGTGCACCCGTGGCTCGGCCTATCTCGGTACGGGCAATCATGCGTGCCCGACTGGCTGCAACTTCACCGGATTGCATGATCATCTGGTAAAGCTCGTCTGGCCGTTCACCATTAATCACTGCCTGAATCGCTCGCTCCTGAATATCCCGCACCCGTTCAGCGGCTTCCAAGGGTAACGACTTCATTAACTGAATTTGACGATAGACAATATCCTGTGCCACCTGACCCACCGGCGTGTTACCGACCACGTCACGCAGCCCCTCGGATATTTGCTGAGACACTGAGCGCCACTGGTGCCATTCCTCACTCTCTACCTGTGAGAACATTTGGCGACCGACCTTATCCGCCCAGTCACTAATGACCTGTGAATACTCAATGAGGTGACCCGCAATACTGTCAGCGCTCGCCTGAGAACCATCGTACGAGCCAGTTATGAGTTGGTTTATCCGGTTTACTATCTCCAACAGACTTTTGTTGTAACGAATTTCCGAGCGGCGGCGCTGAGCTGGTTTCAGGTTCAGGCTCCTCATACTGCGCTTTTGCTTCTTCGATATCCTCATCTGTAACTGACCCTCCAATCCCGATCACATCTGCCAGATTTCGTAAATCCGCCATTGCTGCATGTAGCGGTAATATCTGCCTGTCCACCAGCGTACTGAGTGCACTAGCCACGTTATTCGCCATCGTGGAGCGGTCTGTATCTGACATCTCCCACAATTTATTAAACTCGAAGGTAAAATCATCCGGGAGCGGTTCACCAAACAGTGATCGGTGGGAGATATCCAGCAGCCAGCGAAGCGGACGACGCAGACGACGTTCTTGCAGGGTATTAACGCGGCTGTAGTAGTTTTCTAAATCGCCATCTCCGGTACTGAATCCCGAGGGGGATTGACCAAACAGACGCACCAATGGAATTCCCGTTGCGCCGGAGACCTGCTCAGCAAACCGTAAAATGACATCAGCGATGCCGGAGAATGAATAGCTGTGCGTGGCAAAGACATCTTTCGCGTCCATCAACGTCATCCCTTCGATGGTCTGGAATTCACGGATCATGTCCAAGTGTCTCAACAAGCCTTTTTCTGCATCCCCTCCTGCAGCCAGAACGGTTCGCAACCCTTCAATGCTGTAGGTGCGTAAATGCGCCTTATGTATCAATTGTGCTGTACCGACTGTCGCGGTATCAAATGCCTGAACCCGCTCGAAGACACGCTCCACCACCGACATTCCCCAACCGTTTTCAGTCCGGGCTTGTTGAAATGGCAGACTATCGCCATCCATACGAATCGCGCGGGAATGGTGAATTTTCCATGAAGGCACACCCTGTTGATTGGCCACCACGTTATAAAACCGGGGCTTGCCAAAGTGGGGGCCATACTCTTCGATCAGGTCATTAGGTGAAGGGGTCACCATCCAGCGATCCAGACACATCACCCCTTTAAATTGCCCTTCTTTGATGGTTTCAGGGTTTAACTCCGTCGCTATATCCTGACCGTCTATCAATAACACCAGCAGCGCACCCCCGTAGAGGCGAGACCATTTCAGGGTGTTATTGAGTTCATCCCACAGCCCGACATCCTCCCAGAATTTTTCCAACTGACCTTTGGCATCCGGCTTCATTTTTGAGCTGATCGATATCCCCTTGCGGGTCATGTCATCCGCCATCGCATCCACGGCAGCACCCACCAGAAATGAACTGCGATAGGCGAATTCAATCTGCGTACGGTTGCGGGAAATATAGCCGGGTAAATAGGTTCCACCCGTTTGGATATTGGAGGTATACCCACCCAGTTTTGCAGTAAAGTTATTGTACCCGTCAGCAGTCCTAACGGGCTTTTTTGCGCCTTTACGGCGGTTTTTACGGGACATCATTCCCTCACTGATAATTTGTTAAAAACAGGCTCTATTTAACATAACGTTCATTTCATGCCCTGGCACTTTTCAACTCAGCCAAAATGTCACCCCAAGCAGCTAAAAGCCTGTATTTTCTGCCTGATTTTGTGACATTTATCTGTGACTGATTTGTTAACAGAATCCTGAAAATCATTTCGGCATGATTTGAGGTCGAAAGGGGGATTTCTGACATTTATCCCTGTTTACCGAGTGCGCCCCATACACCTAAATCACCTGCCTTCATATCCGATATGGCATCCATCATTGGGTCTAACTGGTCATCGTGCGTATTGAAATCGGGCGTGATGGCTTCCATCTCAGTGAGAAAATCGTTAATCCATTCCGCCTCTGCGGGCAGATAGACATACCCTGACTCGATATAGCCTTGGACATCCATCAACCGGGTGAACTTATCTTTATCCCGCTGAAGGGGCACGATGGGACACAATGCCTCTGACTGGATTTCCTGAATCAGTCCCGTGCCGGACGCTTTATCTTCCACCTTCATAGACACTAACGCGCCGCAATCTTTTCTGGCTCGGCATTTCACCCAGAACGCAACAGCACGACGCTTGAGTTCTTTCGATTCCCACTTGCCACGGATCATATCAATCAGATAGACCTTGCCATCTTCACCCAATCCCCATAGTTCAAACACCGAGAAGTCATTAGCCTCTTTGGTTTTTTGAGCCGTATCACCATAGACGGCACTCCAGCGGATAGGCGGGAGGATTTTATACTCACCAAACCATTCCGATTTGATCAGGCCGCCACCTTTCGCGGTAGGACGCTGTTGATACAAGGCATTCCAGACCAATGAACCACGCTGCTTACATTTATCCACGAAATCACGCGGCATACGCTCAGGGAAGAGAATTTCACCGGGCTTTCGCAGGTGGTAAGTTTTGCCATTCAGAATGTGAATTTCTTCTTTTTCGGCTTCCATCGGGAAACTGACCACCCGCCATGGCTCGCCCCCTTCCTCAGCCAGTTTTAGCAATTGCCCTGCGAGGTCATCTTTATGCCAGCGTGTGAGAATAATGATAATGCCGTTTATCTTGGGATCGGCACGGGTAAAGAATGTCGTGTCGTACCAGTCGATCACGGACTCCTGATAGACAGGCGAGGACGCGGTTTTATAGTCTTTAGCCGGGTCATCAATAATGCCGATATTCATTCCCTGACCAGTAATGCCCCCATTAACACCTGCCGCACGGTATGCCCCGCCATGAAGACCGCCATCGGCTTTCACGGTTTCCCACAGTTCAGCGGTACGAATAGCACCGCCCGCCACAGTACGGATGTTCGTTCCATTCAGGCGGACATCAGGGAATACCTCCGCATACCGTTCTGAGTCAATAATGCGCTGTGTGTCACGAGACATGCGATTAGCGAGATCAGATGAATATGAACACGCGATGACATTCCAATGAGGATGTTTACCCAATACATACGCAGGGAAGCGTCTTGATGCTGCCTCTGATTTACCCGAACGGGGAGGGGCAAATATCATTAGTCTCGGCATCAGGCCGTTTTCAGCATCAACCAAGAATTGTTCCAGTTCGGCAAATAGCAACTCATTAAACCATCCTGTCTCATAGAGCGGATTGGTATACAGCGTGAAATGGAGAAGACTGTTGCGTGCCTCTTGGGTAGCAAATTGCTTATAGGCCTCAAGTGTCTGTTTGTTTTTCGGATAATTGCGATTTGTTACGACCATATCCCAGCTCCCGCAGGCGATCTTCCAGTTCTTCCTCTGTTAAATCTGTGTGTTGAATAGGCCCACCATTGGCACCCGTCAGCTCTGTTTTCTTCGGTGCATCCCAACCCATCAGGTCAGCCAGTTGTTTAATGGCGGCTTTCGGGTCATGCAGTTTCAGTTTGATGCCGTCCTTGCCTGTGGTCAGTTCAGAGATGGCGCTCAGTGCAGCGGGGTTCTGCAAAGCACTATCCTTGAATTGCCATGAGGCTTGGAAGACTGGCTGACCTTCGTCGTCTTCACCTATCTGACTGTTACGAAATTCAGCAATGTCATGGAGAGAAACACGCCCCATCGTAGAAAGTCGCTCTAAGGCTTCCTGACGGCTCATAACTGCATCAGAAACGGCTTCTTGGTTCATCGCGTCGAGAAAGGTTTTCACCTTAAGATTTCCGAAGATCTGACTGGCTGAAACGCTTGCTGTATTCTCGTTCTTTGCCTTGTAGCCAGCCTGTTTGTAAGCATCTATCTGGTTCAGTCCTCTTAAGATGCCTAACACGAATTTCTGTTGTTGTTTTGTTAGGGCATCAAAAAGAACTTGCTGCTCACCGGTGAGCGAGAGTTTCTTCTGTGCCATTGTCCTATTCCTTACTCATTAACATTGAATAGCCCTCAGGGTAAGAAGGCTATACGATGGTAATTAATCCATACCGATAACTACGCCTGCTCTGTCGTACTCACAATCTGAATTACAAGGTGGCAATCTAAATTCAAGAGGCGGCTCGCCTGCATCCTGACAGTAACTGTTGAATTCGTTCACTGTCCGCACGAGTTCATTATCCACCGCAGTAATTCTTTCCAGTAGCTTATGCATGTAGTTAATATCAAACTTTGGAATAAAACCTGTCCTTAAATAGGTATATTCCTGCAAGCGCCTAATCTCATCATTCAGTTTTTCAATGCGCCCGCCTCTCTGAAAAAGAAGCTCGACTATCTTTTCTTTTAAGAATTTACAGCGTCCAATCGCTTCATAGTTCGGGTTCGGTTCAGTCATAATGGCCTCTATGGGTTAACTCAATAGGGTGGAAACAAAAAAGCCACCAGCGTTAACTGATGGCATGGGGGTGTTGTTGTAGCCACTTGGTTGTAGGGGCTTTATTATCAGTCTTTCCAGGTAATCGCTTTCACTGACCACATCTGTGCAGCCTGCGCTTCTGTAATTGCAATTGATGTCAATCGCCTTACTTCTGCTGATTCTGTGCTGCTACCGAAATCATCCAGTTGATCTATAGCATCAGCAAAAATCTGCTTACACTGACTGACAGCATCATCGTTTGATGGGTTGAAAGATAAGCCCACTGCTTTTTGTCCAAATGTTTGTGACATATTTACCTCATTTACACTGCGTTTTGATGTAATCCTGCAACCCCAGTATCATTGGCTCTGCGGTGCTATAGCCTCATAGGTCAACTCGAAGATCTCGGGCTTGCACGGGTATAACTCTCCTTTTATCCCTTGGATAATCCAATCCCCAATGTCAGCACGATGATTACCTTCCAATGTGCGAATGATTATGTGGTCAGGCTCAGCCTTTATTTCACTATTTAGAACGGCATCAACAAACCACTCTGGTATCTCTGGGTTTAGATTACTTTCACCTTTGAACAGGAACGCATCAATAACTACTGGTTTTTTTCGAAACTTAGCCATTATTCTTTCTCCCACACTCGGTATTCACATAATCCTGCAAATATCTCAGTTTTGCTCTGTCGTTGATGATGTCTTCTCGGATATCGAGAACAGTTGATCCAGTTTCTCCAGTGAGTTCGACGGTGGTTGCATCGACCATGCCGCGGGAGGAAGTGGTTTCACGCACGGGGCAGACGGCTTGGATGCGCAGCTTGCGACGGCCAGCGGCAACATCAGACCGAAGAGTGTCAATTTCAGATTTGGCATTGTCGAGTTCCCGAATGTGTTTGGTATCGAGTTCTACGAGATGCTGGATTCGTGCTTGCTGTTGAGTGTTAATAGTTACCTGTTCATTGAGGTCAGTCGTTAGTTTTTCATTTAAATCATTTACTTCATTTAACGACGCCATCAACCAACTAGACCAAGCAATGAGTCCGGCGATAATAACGAGTGCTACCTTCTCGTAGGCTTTCATAACAAGCTAAACGCTTTCTCAAACGTTGCCTCTGAATAGGGTTGCTTGCCGTTCTCGTGCCGGATGATGGACTTGGCCAATACAATCAATGTGACCTTATCAACGCTAATGACCTGATGAGGATCGACACCTAATGCCTTGGCCACACCCTTGATATAAGCCGAAGTGTTGTTTTCCACATTTGGTGCCCATCGGTCTATCATCTTCGCGACTGTCTGATAGCCTTTTTTGTGGTAATTACACAGCAACTTCATCAGCGCCCGAATCCCATACTCTGGTGACTCAAACCGACAGAACCGCTTTTCTATACTCGGGTCGTGGGGCAATTGACCCTGCCACTTATTCGCTGAGTGGTGGTCAATGTTGCCTGGATTGTTGTTGCGAATGCCTCTGCTCATCTTTGTTCACCTGTCAGTCTGTTCCAGAAATAGGTTAGGGCGATGCTCCCCATTGCGCCGGACACGCCAGCACTAACGAACATCAGGTATAAACTCAGCCCCGCTTCGAGACTGATAAATCCGCCTATCAGTCCGGTAAATCCCGAAACGACTATTTGGGCAAATGCCCCAATCCAGCTCCAGCGGGCGTTGCTGGTTTTTATATCGATGATGTAGCGGACTATTCCGCCCCATGCAGAAAGCAGCAGAAGTATCAGCCACTGGTAGAGTTCAATCGGATCTTTGTTTGGCATACGCATATTCCACCCCATTTGAACAATGGGCGTCCGTGGGGTGAGCTATGGTCGCCCCTGTGAGTTAGTTAAAAGTAATCAGTTGATAGTTAAGGTATGTTGTTAGATCAGCCAAATATTAACCAACAACCGAAGTGATGGCTGATTAATTTCGGTGAGAAACCAATATGAGTGATTATTCAGGCCTACTTCAGGCAATAAAAAAGCGAGTTTGTGAAAACAATGGGGTGGATATTTTCCTCTTATCCGTTCCCAGAGGAGATAACCCCCGTGTGAATCAAATATGGCAGCGTGTTGCGCAGATATTTATCCTTGAGTGTGTTTTAGATAAATACAGAATGGAATACGGTTCACTTTATTCACCACTTGAAAATGAAAAAGCGCTACACCATATGATTCTCGGAATAACGAAATGGAGCTTGCCAGAAATACGAGCGCTTTCTTTTAATGATTGTATGTTCATTATCTCCGAACATTTACAGGGCATGGGGCTACCTCTTCACATTCTAGAATATTTGGAGTCGTTGAATTTACCTACTACTTCTTACCGGCTCGACGAGTTATCTGAAGAGGATTGGGATCCCAAGGAAAACTCGTTTTACCTTTAAAATCGTACGCAGCTCTACCATTAAGCTCTTTTTCTATTTCAGCAAGCTGCTCAGTTAGGGCAGCTTTTTGTTTGAGTAATGAATTATACCTTGAGATAAATATTTTCTGCTGCACTAACCAGTCTTCCAGTTCTTCGGTATCCATATTTGGGTTAAAAAAATAAGGCTCTTCAATACGCTTTTCCATCATTCACCTCACTAGTGAGTTAATAGGAGATGCCGCCCCGAACTGGCGACGGCAGATACGCAATGCGTAACGTTTAGCAGGTATTACCCTGCGTGGTTTTTGGCGTTAAATTGTGATCCTGCCAATTTATGAGAGTTTGCTGTCGGCTGGAATAGGTAACCCAGCAACCCACCCAACACTTACACGGCAGTTGGCAGCCTAAAATAAAAAAGGCCACACCGAAGTGCAGCCTTGAAATATTCGTCTAAATATCCCGCGAGTCTGGGATTTTGAACTACCTAGGATTCTTAGGTAGTTGGATTTACGACGGGTAGATAGCAAAAAACCCCGCCAATAGGCAGGGTTCATTTGGTGTTCAGTAGGTGTAGTAAGCTTGTCATTGCCGTTTCCCACACCTAGCTTCCGTTACGGAAGTCTTACAAGTCCCATAAGGGTTCAACAGAAGTATTAAACAACAAGGTTAGAATGTCAAATCATTTCACCAAGTGAGACATCCCTATGCCACACAGAACTGAATTTCTTATTGAAATCATCTCGGCATCAGATAGTTGTGGAGAAATGTAATCTCGGCCTTTCCGTGTTCGTATCTTGATCTTGTCAAGCCTCTCAGTAGATACAGCCATAATCATATCGCATTTTGCCCAACACCTAATATGTTCATTGTCTGGTATTGGGTTCCCTCTCAGCTCGTGATGATGATCAAAAACTGGCCTAGGTTCGGTAGTACTTATTGGTATAACAGTAACCAATTTATTGTTTTGTCTGTGCCTAGCTATCACAATTACGGGTCTTATTTTTACAATTTCAGGAACAATTAATCCCTTAAAATCACACATAAGAACAGAGCCTACCCTCGGTTGATATTTTAATCCCATTGCTCATATCTAGTTAGTTAACAATAGGATGATATTACATCAAATATTGTATGTTTTCACGTCTAAACGGCAGGTTGCGTTATTTGGTATTTCCGGTGGATTGGATTCACTACCCCCAGAAATAAAAAACCCCGCACTGGGCGAGGCTTAGAATTCGTAGTGAGTATAGTTACAAGTTCCCACTATTTTAAGATATTAAGCCAATGCCGGACAAAAAGCAACGGTTTATTTTGTCATCTTATTAAATGCAGCTTCGGCACGGCTTTCTTCGGCATAACACTTACTCACTAGTTTTTCATAAAAGGGTTTCCAGTTCCGCCGCCATGTCCTTTCGTTCAGCTCTGGTAAGTAAGCCTTGATTGCCGTATAAGCCACTGATGATGGCACTCTGCTGTAACCCCGCCCTGCGCATCGGGGGCAGATTTTATCAACCGGTACGCCCTGTAATGCGGTCTTTTCCTCATCAACTACGACACCCCGCCCTTTGCAGCGGCAACGACTTGACAGCGCGCCTTTCCCGTTGCACTTCTGGCAAAGTTCACCCACCTGCTCTTTTTCAATCCACGGCGCAATAATCACTTCACCGTCCGCACGAATAATGCCGGGATGTTTTTCCACTTCCTTCATGCCGTAGATAAGTCCTTTCCCGCGACATTCCGAACACTGACAAGTCGACGCGGCTGAACGGGCATAATCTTCAAACGCCATCTTCGATAAGATAACCAGACATGGCCCCAGTTTATTCCCCGCTGCCTTTGATATCAGCTTAGGGATGGTTCGCCTTGCATATCGGGTCAGTTCTTCTACGGTACTGAACTTGTCTTCTTCACTGACCTCATTCTTGGCGAAAAATGCCGCCATCCCGAACTTGGCTTGTGATCCCGCCATGCCTAAAGCTGCAGCGGTATCCATCCCTTTCATTCTGTCCGGTGCGGTACTGGTTGACGCATCACTGAACGTCGGTGTTTTCGGGTGAAAGTGTTTTAATGCTGATTCAAGTTTCATACCGCACTCTCCCCTACCAGATTAAGAATAATTTTGTCGGTCAGCTCACGATCATGGAACCGTTCTTCTTCCAGCACCCATTTACAAACATCGATAGCTTCCTGACGGTTTACGGCTTGGATAGTGACCAGCTTTCCTTCGAGATAATCTTCCCGGTCATAGATGTGATACCTATCACCATCACCGTATCCGCCCGGATCAAGTTCTTTGTCCGCTACATTACGCATCTGATATAACCAGTCCCAATAAAGGAACTCACGAACAACATCAGACAAGGTGTGGGGTTCGGGGAGTTGTTCAGCAAACCCTTTCGCCGTCGCCTGGCGTAATTTATCCGTTTCGCAAATGCGATCACCGCGCATACACCCTTCTGTCTGTTCTGTTTCGTTCCAGTAGTAGAAAGGTTCATAAATGTCTGCCAGCTCCCCCACCAGCATTAATTTCTCCGGTTCGGTCAGTTCCAGTGCGGCTTCGTAGCTGGCAAAAGACGCTCTCACCTGACTGGCCTTTTTGATTTGCTCCTTCGCGCTGTTTATATAACCTTGTGGGTTATCCATACTCAGGGTGCCAAAGGCTATCTGGAAAGGATGTGCACCCGATTTCATCAGGTAGTCAGAATATTTCTGCTGGGCTGCCTTGGGGGTGATTTTCAGCTTCTTCAAGGCTTCCTCTGCGGCCTCAAGGTGGGCGGGTTCATTGGTCTTAATGACTGCCAGTACCCACAGGTAAGCATCCACCTGTTTATTGCCGGTGATCTTCCGCTGAACAGGTAACGGTTTCACCGTGGCTAGCGCCGTGCTGTAACGAGGCTCAGGGATAGTGAAAAGGGTTTTGTGTGCTGTGTTGTCCATCATTACGCTGTCTCCCGCTGCGGCTTCAAAAATTCTCTTTCTCTGGCTTGACAACCGTTCTGGAGCAGGTCGTTAAAATCCCCCAGATCGGGGTATCTCACACTGACGCGCTCTATGTCATTATTTGCTTTCAGGTTTTTAGTGGCACAGGCATAGGCTGCCGCTTCCCCTGTTGCACTCCAGTCGTTATCTGCAAAGATAATGAGGTGCTTAACGCCACGGGGAGCGAGAAATTTAGCCATGTGTCCGGCATTCATGGTTGACCACGTATTCACCCCGTAAATCTGCTTACAGGACAGTGCTGTCTCGATGCCCTCAGCAATCCCCAGTGTGGAAGCCACAGGGAACATCCGGATCGCCACCGATTCAGCATGCGCCAGATAGCTGTCTTCCTGTAGTGACATCATTTTCTTTGTCACATCTAAAGGCGCTTTCCGATCCCCATCCAGATAGGTTCGGTGCAGGTAACATAATTGCCCGCGTGAGTCTGTCGCCAATGCCCACATCGCCTGATAATCCCCCTGGTATGTCGGCTGCTTTTTACAGAAGCGGATTTGTTCAATAGGCTGATTGCTGTAAATCCCCCGGCTTTGAAGGTATTTTTCCGCTGAGGTGCCTTTCAGTTCCGGCATGCGTGAGTAAAGGGTGATTATCTTTTGACGGTTATCTGCAACCGTACTCACTTTGGGTTTCGGTGTGACCTTATCGCGATGAAGACCCAACAGCTGATCAATCTCATCCGCCAGTACTTTGAATTCTTTGCCCTGCGTCAATCTCAGTAGTGCCCAACCGTCCCCGGCATTGCAGGTACAAATGAAGGTTCCGCGCCCATCACGGTTATCAATGCGGAATTTGCCCTTTTGCTTGCATATCGGACACTTCCCCTTGAAGTGTTTATTCCCTGTCACCGGGGGTAATTTGTAATAGGCGAAGATTTCAGGCCAGTGGCCAATCACAGCCTCGGTCGTTTTTATTCTGTTCACAGTGTGCCTCCCTGATGTGATGGTCTGCCTAATGCTTCACGAATATCGCGCACTTTTTGGTGAGCAACCTCAAGACGCATTTCCTGCTGCTCGTTGCTGGACGGTTGCACCTGTTCCGCTTTTTTGCGGGATTTAGCCCAGGCAATTTGTTTGTGCCTGATGAAGTTATTTACTTCGGGGGTCAGTTCCTGCGGGGTGTCATGTAATCCACGCGGATAAGCGCCGAACTTGTCTTTAAAGGTATTTGATACCCAGCCGTCACTGATGGCTTTACCCTGTGAGGCGCGTTGATTCTGGTAGTACTTCAACTGCGAGTAGAAACTCTGCTTTTCGGCTTGGGTGTAGACGCGCTCTTTCTTACTGAGTTTCTGGATATTGCGGCTGGTATCGACATCAACATCCTCACCCACCAGAGGCTTAAATCCACACTTCGGGCAGACATAGACCCCTGCTGGTTTCATGTAGTGGCAGGAGGAACATTCCTTCGGTAACTTCTCCCGCTTCTCCTGCTCCCGGTAGCTGGAACTGGACTTCATGCCGTCATTCTTGCTGGGCAGTTCGTTGTATTCGATATCATCGGGATAGCCAAGGCGGTGAACCGTGCCGGAGTGATCCAGAATGATAGCCCTGTCTTTACCCGGTGCCGGACGCAGGGATCTACCTATTGACTGCAACCACCGGATCTCTGACTTGGTGGGACGGGCGTAGATAATGCACCGGACATCACTGTCAAAACCCGCCACGAGTACGCCTATATTGACGATAATTTTCGTCGCACCCTGCTCAAAGCGATGGATGATCAAATCCCGTTCATCTTGGGGCGTACTGGCTGTCATGATTTCAGCATTCACCCCGGCACGATTGAATTCGACCGTGATAAAGTTGGCGTGGCTGACATTCACACAGAAGCAGATGGTAGGCTGATTTTCGCCCAGCTTAAGCCAGCTACTGACCACATCCCCCACCAGATCAGCGCCGCACATGATTTCGGCTATCTCGTCTTCCTTGTAATCGCTGCCGTAGTCGTCATTGCGGGCAGACTTCACCTTGCTTAAATCGGGCTTGGTGGGAGCGTAAAACTCGTAAGGACTCAGGTCACCACGCTGGATTAATTCTTTTATCGTCGTAGGCTTTATCAGCTTCTGATAGTAGTGACCCAAGAACGGCGAGAAAGGCGTACCTGACAATCCCACCACCTTACAGTCCGTTTCCGAAGTCAGCCGTGTGATCTCTTCCAGTATCTTTTTGCGTTTCAGGTGCGCTTCATCAATCACCAGCAGATTAATGTCTTCGGGAAAGTCACGGCGGATCAGCGTGTCAGCCGACGCAATCTGAATCAGCTTTGACGGGTCTTGATTGGAGTGATCACGCCAGATATAACGAATTTCATCCTCCGGCAATCCATACTCGATAAAGCGCTGGGCGGTCTGGTTTATCAAGACAAGGTATGGACATATCATCATGACTTTCATCCTCTTGGATACATACCCGTCAATAATGAAGGCAGATAACCCAGTTTTGCCTGCGCCGGTGGGGGCATAGACCATGAAAGAATTGAAGTTCTTCCAGTTCTGACGCAGCATATTTAAAGCGCGTTCCTGAGCAAAGTTGGGGGTAATTTCTAGCATCTCTTCGCCCCCTGTTTATTTTTTATAGTAACCGTGCGATACTTTGTCTCAGGTAATCGCGTCCCAGTGATACCTGCTGCAAGAGCCGAGACGGGTTTACCCTCCCAAGTTTTACCGCTCGGTTTCTTGCACCCTCTTACATTTCCCTTCTCAGTTAACATTGATACCCTCACTTGAATAATTTCCACTGCCAGAGGACAAGCCTTTTTCTTATTCCTATTTAGCCATCTAGCCACCTGTCCCATTTTGTAACCCCTACAGTGATCTACATTAAGATCTGAGTTCTCCCTCTTGGCTGTGCCTTCCCTAACACCCCCTTTCAAAGATCACCCCCCAAACCCCCCTAGAAAGTTTTCCCCTCTTCCCCAAAAAACAGATATAGCCATCTAAGCGTCTAAACATCTCATCCCCTTAATTTTTTGATTGTTGATTTACTGTCTTCGGCTGCTCTGTATAACCCTGTGCCGCCTTCTCATACTTCGTGACAAACTCTCTGAGCCTGATATTTGCTGCTCGTCGTGCTGCGTTGTCCTTCCGGTATGAGACTGGCTCGCTATCCCATGCTGCTTGATACACCTCTGAGTACTTCGCGGTGATCTTTGCTCTGGTGCTGGCTCTCAGCTTCGCCAACGTCTCTTGTATCCATGTGCCATCGTCAGGGTAGAAATGCGATGGCATGGTTACCTTGGTGAAATTAGGAAACATGGTCATGTTCTGTGGGCGGTGGGAACACTTTAGGCAGATCAGGACGTAGCTCATGAGTTTGGACGGCACCGTCTGCAAAAAGTTGATCCAAGCTACACTTCACTCCTTGTATCTCTAAAGCACGAATTAATCTTTTAGAAATATTTATGTCCGGCACTCTAATTCCTGTTTCATAATGACTAATGGCAGAAGGCGTTAATCCAACCAGTTCTGCCAAATCCTTTTGCTTTAGCTTTGCCATTTTTCTGTATTTTTTTATTGAGTTCACGATGATTCCTCCATGATGAGGATAATATATGTCTTTTTGTGTATAATCAATACATACTGTACATTGAAATATTCATAGGTTACGAAGAGAATTAATACATGAAAGAAATATGGTATGAACTGGTTAAATCCAGAATGAGAGAACTTGAGATTTCCCAAGAAAAATTAGCCGAATCTCTGGAAGTTACGCAGGGGGCAGTGGGGCATTGGCTGAACGGAAGAAGAGCTCCTTCTGTCGGGGTGATTATGGAGATAATGAAAGCCGTAGGACTCGATAATGTCAGCTTTGATTCAGAAGGAATGGTAAATCACGCAGAAAAAAAAACCCCTACACTAAGCGTTCATTTTAAAACCAACACCTTAAAAGACCGTCTGAAAACTATCTTAGCCAATGAAGATATGAAACAAAAACAATTGGCGGAAGTGCTAAGCGTTAGCGCTCAAACAGTAAATAACTGGTTGAGCAGGAACGCTATCAGTAGGGATGCCGCGCAAAGCATCAGTGAACAATTCGGATACTCATTGGACTGGTTTCTAAATGGGGTCGGTGAACCAAAGCTGGAAAATGTGTTAAAACAGAACAATGCTAAATCTGATATTCCTCCAGAAAGTGACTGGAGCGCAGTTACCACATGGGATAGCAACACTCCATTAGATGATGATGAAGTGGAGGTGCCGTTTTTGAAAGATATTGAATTCGCATGTGGCAGCGGTAGATGTATTAACGTGGACTACAACGGCTTTAAGTTGAGGTTTTCTAAAGCGACATTACGGAGAATCGGTGCTCCGACAGATGGATCAACAATTCTATGTTTCCCTGCAAAGGGAGATAGCATGGAGCCTGTTATACCAAATGGAGCGGCTGTAGCCATTGATATAGCTAATAAGACTATTTGTGATGGAAAGATTTACGCCATCGAGCAGGAAGGATTAAAACGGATAAAATGCCTATATAGGAAACCGGGCGGCAAATTGCTTATACGTAGTTATAATCGTGACGAATACGAGGATGAGATTGCGAGCGAAGATAGCGTAACCATCATTGGTAAACTGTTTTGGCACTCAGTACTGCATTATTAATCACGCCATAATTTATTCACATCCAGCCCCTTCATGGGGCTTTTTTATACCCATAATAGTGACACTGATCACACTTACAGCATCCAATAAAAACAAAATACCTTGATAATCAATATATTGAAAATAAATCTGTATTTTTAATATAAATTAATGTTGATTATGAGAAATACAAATTGTACTATTTATCCACACCAAGAATATATAACATTAATACTTTAGGGGTGTTTATGTCTAATGCGATTAGTAAAATTGAGAAAAAAGCAGCTCAGTCCAGTACCATACTTTCTGTGCTATCCAAGCACAGTGAAAAGATGGAGCCTTCGGATGTAGCCGTATTGATAGAGCTAGCCAGTGAGCTTAGTGCCGATATATCCAGTTGGTTTATAGATAGTAAACCATGAAAACTTTTATCTTCGGCGCAATAGAGCGAGCTAACACAAAACAAAGCCGCCCTATATGTATTAAGGCTCAGGCAATTAATGAGCAGGAAGCGAGAAAGTCACTGGCTCCTACGCATGTCATTTTAGGCTGGATGGGTCAAATAGTTAATCGTAACTGAGATAAACAATATTAATTCTGAGGAAATAAACATGAATACATCAACAAGCACTTCTGCATTATTAGCGGCTGAATGTAGAAAAGATTATGTTCATTATCGTCATTTGGCTAACCTATTTTCTCCTCGCTCTCAAGACCGTAATTTTTTCAATAAAAAGGCTTGGTTGCAGCGCAAAAAATTTCGTGATTGGTCTGCTGTTTTAGTCAAACAAAGTAAATTTATTTCTGCTTGTAAAAACTATGGTTTTGATGTGATTGAAGTCGGCGATACTAAGTACGATATTTTCAAAGGTAATAAATTTATTGCTACTGCTTTCTATGATGCACACACTAATAGAGTGTGGGATAGTTATAATTGCGTTCATCATTTAAATGATTATGTAAGTAAGATTAATTCTGAATATAACTAATTACAGTCTATTTCCAAGTGGACTATGGTGAATTGATAACAATCACGGAAATAAAACATGAACAATAAACTACAAGCAGCCGTCGAGATTGCAGAAGAAATTGAAGCCTCATTAGCTCCAGTCATCACTGGAACTCAGAATGAAGCCGAGCTGGATACTTATTTAATGTGTCGTGGCATACATCGTCAAACTTGTGATTTAGCCCAACGGTTAAGGGGTATAAATAAAGAATATATTATGTCAGATAATCAGCCATTCGATGAATTGGAAGGCGTTGCGAGTGAAATAGAAAATCTAAGAACGTATATTTCTTTATTAGTTGATGCGGATAAAAGTCTGTCCGGTGCAGAATTACTTAGTATTACATTAGTCGCAATATTTAATATAGGCAAGGAATTAGCACGAGTCAGAGGAGTAGAATATCAATGAAAAACATCTACAAACACACTCGCGTTAGTAATATCAGAATAAGCGATATGGATGATAGCGATTTACAGTTATTAGTATCATCAAGCGAAGACGTCATTTACTCGATAACAAGGGGAATGAAATCTATTGCTAATTTAGCTAGCGCGGCTGTTAATAGTGAAGAATACTCCCAAGATGATGCAATGACTGACCTTGATAGATTATCCTGACTGTTTTCTGTATTACCTCTTATTATCGAGGCTGAACATGAAAATCACGTCAATGCAGTCGATGAAATAAGAGAAAGAAAGCAAATAAAAAAAGAAGAGAAAATAATTCAATCAATAAGGAGTCACCATGAAAATACTTAAACCCATTGAAACCGCCACCAACCAAGATATCACTATCGAATTACGCGATGTCTATGTCGTTCGCGGTTCCGGCAAGACTTATCTGAGTGAGAAAGGCGCACTGAATAAACTGGCTTACGTTCGGGCGCAAAAGCAGTTCAACGCCGACGAAAGGCCAAGCAACTTCCCTGCCGAAGAAGTCATTCAGGAAGACGGCACTTCTGCATTACGTCAAGGTGAGATGCGACCTGAATTTATGGGACGACATGCTCAGGTGCTGGAAGAACTGAAAGCCGATGTTAGACGAGAAAGGGAAAAGATAGCCCTACGAAAAAAGTATTCAAAAGCAATGAATAAAATTAACTCATTACATGAAACAATATCTGAGTTAGAAATACAAATAGCCGAATTAGAATAATAATAAAAACAACAAAACAAATTTAATTACAGCGCCATTGCTGGGGATTCGCTTACTCCAAAAACGGAGAATATAAAATGACACAATCAACTTTGCTTGAAAGAAAGCGAAAGGCATTTATACATGCCAAATTGGATGCATTACAAAAGAAGCACAGCTCTCATTCTGTAATAGTTAGAGTGGCAGGAGTTAATTACCGACTGGATTTAGACGAGGAGATATTAACCCTCGCTTTAATTAAGTTCTTTGAGGATGAACTGGACGAACACCAACATAAATTACATGAACTTATAAACACATATGACAGCTTTTACAACAAGTTCGGAAATTTAACCGCAGAAGGCAATGAGTTCATGAATGAAATACTAAAACTGATTGCGAAGAAAACTGTGCCAATAAATGGAGATAACAATGAAAAATGAAACCTATTTAGATTTTGCTAATGCAGCCATCCAGAAAGAGAAAGAAGAGAAGTATGATCTTGCAGCTTTATATTGGGGAAAAGCCAGAAGTGTCGCCACCAGTTTTAATACTCAAGCATGGTCTGAATATCGTCAGGAGCATAACGAAAAAAGGCATTCATTGCATAACGCATATAGCGCAGCAACAAGAGATCAGAAAGAAAGTAAAGAAATAACGGCGGTAAACAAACGAACGGCAGAGGTATTGGAAACTCACCTCGAAAATCACACTGAAACAAATAAGTGGAAACAGAAGTTTCAACAAGCGGAGGTGAACAATGACTGAATATGAACAGGCAACAGAATTAGCACAGAGTTTAGAACTAAAAGGCTTATTCCGCCGTGCTGCCAATAAATGGGGTGAGGCACTTTCATTATCCCGTAATAAAAAGCAAGAACAGGAATGCATCAAGAATAACCTGCGCTGCATTCGACAAGCAAAAATAACTATTCGGGAGGGGTTGTGATGGCAAAACGAAGAAATAAAACCCAACAAGGTTATGCGGGAATGACCATTCCTCAAGGACTCAGCTTGGAACGAAACGAGGTCGCTGATTATACCAATGTATGTAAGCACCTCTCTAACTTTAAAAGAATCGGCGATCAAATCCAGATGCCATTAAACCGAAAACAGAGACGGTTAGCCAAAAAATTAAATATTGAAATTACCGAGGTGGAATAATGATCAATAAGACTGAATTAATCACTATTAATAAAACTCAAATGCCTGTCGTGGAATATCAAGGACAACGTGTTGTGACGTTCTCAATGATTGATCAGGTTCACGCACGGCCAGAAGGAACAGCCGGACGCAACTTCCGTGAAAACCGTTCACGCCTGATTGAAGGCGAAGATTTTTATGAACTCACTGCCGACGAAATTCGTCGTCAGTCACTAACTCACATTTTTGCACCTAGAACTCCAAAAGGTATCGTCCTTACAGAATCTGGTTACTTGATGTTAGTTAAATCTTTCACCGATGACTTAGCTTGGCAGGTTCAACGCGAATTAGTGAATAGCTACTTCCGCAGGCCACAAACAGTACTGAGCGAACTTGAAATGATTGCCAGGATCGCCAGCCATACAGCCCAGCAACAACGTCAGATTAACCACATTGGCGAACAGGTTGAGCAGGTTCATGAAACCGTTGAGCAAATCAAGCGCGGAACCATCCCTGTCGGTTGGATTGGGTTCTCTCTGGCTGCGACCGAATCAGGGCTAACCAATCCCAAATGCCGCACTTTGGCTGAACAGTACAACGTTCCTATTGATACCGTCACCATTATGACACCGGACGGACAACCTCGCCCCATGAAAATCGTATTCAAGGAAGACTTCATAAGTGCGTTCCATCTGATGATGGGTGAAGCCGAGAAGCGTGGTACTCGCTGGACGCATCCCAAAATGGGGATCTTTCAGGTCATCGGCTGGGAGGGCAAATAATGAGCAAACATCACACCAATCCAGCAGGGATATTCATGAACGCAACAAAGCGACACATTAAAACCGCATTTGATTACAGCAAGTATGGCGTCATTGTCATCACTGAGGCAGATTTCAGCGAAATTATTAGCTACGCGCAGGCGCTGAAATCATTGGATGCGGGTCAATATGACCATGATTTATTTCTGGGCTTTGAATTGGTACTGACTCTCTCTCATGGCTGGAAAGCGGGCTTTTATGAGCCAAACAATGAACAACGGTTGATGTTGTGGCGGTGGATTGTGTCAGCCTCATTTGTGCAAGAGCAAATAGACAGAAACGGCACACGTGAAGTTGATAATGGCAGGGGAGGCACTGATACCGCGGCTATTTACGTTAATGGGAAGGCGGCAATCACGATATACCCATTAGCAGAGCGCATGATGTTAGTAACCCATGTTGAGGGGATCGCGTTTGAGCAGTTCGGTAGCGAAGAAGGCGCGGATATGGCGGTAAGAATGTACATGGATTTTATCAATGTGCAGCCAGAGAACGGCAATCGGTTATCTGAGAAAGGGCGCGAGGGACTTTCTATCTTGCACGATGAATTAATCAAAGCGGTAGAGGCTGGCGAGTTTAACACTATGCCGGTTATTCATTGACAGGAGGCTCAGATGATAACAAAAAACTTTCGTCTTAATATGCTGGCCAACACCTACGCAGCCGCTATCTATCACGATGTAACGACCCGTAACGGCGGCGCTCACTTCACGATGCAAGTCGGCAAAACAGAAATCAATGTCGCTATTGTTGATGGCGTAAAAGGTATTCGTGAGCTGGTCGATAGTTACGCACTGGAAGCACTACAGCAGAATTACCCGGCATGGGAAGTCATCGCCATTAACCTGATGGAAAAATGTGTAATCAATGGCTGCCTGACAGGCCACGGGCGTGAGATATGGCAGAGCATGATCAATGACATGGGCGACACGCTGGCAGCTAAGGGGGCGTTTCAATGAAAATCGACTATCAGGACAAAGGCAGCACTGCGGTAATCATCATTGCCAGCTTCATCACCGAACGCAACAAACACAATCGTTGTGTTGATGCTGCCCTGATAGCCACACCTGTTCGGGCTTCTTCTTCCGGTATGTTTTTCAGAAGAACGGTTATCACAGGCAAAGCCAATCACATGATACGTGCTTACAAGACCATTTGTAAGGAGGCTGATCGTGATAGATAAGCATCGCCAGATGGCAGACATTGACGATGTGCTTGTTAAGGCAACATTCCACATCGACGACGGCACGGATCAAACACAGCGGCTCATTCATATCATGAGGCGTAACCAACATATTCATGAGGGCGTTTGCCCTCCTCTGCCACCCGCGCCAAAAGTGGCAGAAGTGAAGTTAACACCGGTGAAGAAAGCGCGTAATAAGCGAGGTAAAGAATAATGATCAAGATTAATCAATCCGAATTACTTGTCGCCATACTCAATGAAGCCGCCCGTCAGAATTCCGGCATTGAAATAGAGGGACACCAGTTCAACGAAATAACCAAAGCAGCAGACTTGATTTGTGCCGTGCTTGAAGGGAAAGCAATTGAACAACAGATGATACCTTGGGTAAATGTTCAGGACAGAATGCCAGTAGATGATGATGGCTACTCTCCACCGTGTCTTGTTTATGTCTCTTGCGGTTCTCTCTCCGGGGGTGGTTACGACCACTGGGACACAAACATAAATCAATGGTCAGTGCACGAAAACGATGAAGTAACGCATTGGTGCTATATGACTGACATCCCTGCTCCAGTAACAAAGGAGAAGCAGCCATGATCAATAACTCCTTCCACCTGACTCAAATCATCGCCTCGGTCTGGGGCGATCCTTCTGACATCACCGATGCAATCTGGCAAGCAGGATACCGTAAACCAGAACGGGGAGAAAAGGAAATCGCCGAGCTTATTATTGACGTTATGATGGGGGTGCCTGATCAGGTGCCCTACTCTGAAAGGCCGAAGAATCTGAACGATATTCTCACAACGGAGCTGAACAATATTATTTTTGAAGTGACATGGGAAGGCAAGGCATCACCTGCAACGGTGGCTAAAATAATTTTGGAGAACGGGTATCAGAAAGGAGGTGCATGATGGCGGAGTCACCCTATATCAAAACTCAGGAACTGGCAGATCGGTATAGTGTAAAACCACATACTATCAGATTGTGGTGTGGAAATGGGAAGCAGAAAAGAGAAGGCTTCCCAAAACCCAAATTTTTGTCCGACCAGCTTAATTTTCTACGGCAGGATATTCTTGACTGGGAGGGCGGGAAACAATTTTAGTCAGCTTCTCCCACCAGTGTTCATATGCTTCTCTCTGCTCGTTAAGGTAGGTGTGCTTATCGTACACCTGCCACACTCCCGGTAGTTTGTGACCCAACATAATCTCAGCCACATGGGGAGCAGTTAGTTCAGAAACACCCGTACGCATGGTTCGACGTAAATCGTGAATTGACCAAGAGGTGTAAGAGTCATCAAAGTATTCAGACATTTTTTTACTGAGTCTATCAATTATTCTGCAATGCCCAGACTCCGAAAATGGGTCTCCTCTAAATGTAGCAAACACAAATTCACTCTCGTAGTTTAATTTCTTCGCCTGTTCAATCAATTCTTTGACCTCTGGAATAATAGGTCTGATGATGGGTTTTTTGGATCTCCTGCCTGTCTTGTGGTTTTTTGGAGGAACAATCCAAACATCTCTTTCGTAGTCAAAATCATTAATTTTGGCTTTTAGTAACTCACCAATACGACATCCAAATAAAAGACATAACTTTATTATCAGTGCATTGCGTGGGTTATATTTAGGGGAATTGATAATTTGAAATAGAACAACCAGTTCCTCGTAGTTTAATGTCCTGCCGTCTGTATCATCTATATCATCATCGAGATTAATATCAACACTGGTGCCCTTCCCACTCAAATCACTTTTTTCTACAGCGGACAAGGGAGTGAAATTAGTTATTCCTCGCCGGACAGCCCACCTGTGCGCAGTTTTGGAGTATGTCAATATGCGACCCCCTATTGATGACACTTGTTTGGTAACGTCTTCAATCAAGGAAAGCCAGACATGAAGTGTTACCTCATCATGAGGTAAATTACCAATTTTGGGGAAAACATAAATCTCGAAAGAGCGCAATATCTGGTCGGCCTTAACCTTCGAGCCTTGCATTGTCGTCTTCCACCAATCTCGGATAAGTTTTTCCACAGTGACCGCACTTAATGCGGACTCTTTACGAACGCGCTTAATTATTTTAGGATTGCGGTGTTGCTCTAATTCCCCACGATAAGAAATCACGGAGTCACGGGCATCTTTTAGGCTGGTCGCTGGGTATGTGCCGATATCAATTCGATCTCCTTTGTCATTCCAGCGATACCTAAACTGGAATATAATTTTTCCTTTAGGGGTAACGCGAACAGACAAGCCATCCCTGTCTGATTTAGTGGTGATTTTTTCTTGGGGTTTACCATTGGTGGAGCGGAGCCATGAATCGGTAATCGCCATATCACTTTCCTCAAAAAATAATACAGCTTTTAATGTAGTTTATGTACTCATAGATGTACATTTTTTTCATGACACCAGATGAATATCTATGACTGCCTCTGACTATGATAAATAAAAAAACAATAAAATTAAATTAAAAATCAATAAGTTAATTTAAAAATAATGACTACATATGACTGCTGATGATAATAAATGATTAACTGGAATTATTTGGCACGGAAATCCGGCTTTACTGACTGTATCTATTGATAAACACCGGGCGCAGATCCAGCTTGAGGTTGATGGTGATGACGCACATCAATCAGAGAAGGCTTTATCCACACTAGCTTCACATATGCTGGGATTGTTGCAGCCTGTTGAAGAATTTGAATCTATGTATCAAGCTGATCCGGTTATTGGCGAGTTGGTTACCAGACAGGCGGGGTTACGAATTTATCAGTCAGCAACACCTTTTGAAGCACTCAGTTGGGCAATTATTGGTCAGCAAATTAGCTTAAATGTGGCAATTTCTATCCGTAGGCGATTTATTCAGGCTATTGGCGTTAAACATTCTTCAGGATTGTTGTGTCATCCGACTCATGAGCAAATAATTCAGTGTTCAGAACACGATCTACGCCAGTGTGGTTTTTCTGTCAGTAAAGCCAATGCGTTGCTGAATGTTAGCCAATTAATTGATTCGGGTGAGTTGAAATTAGCCATAACAGAAGGTGAAATTAAACGGCTTACGGATAATCTGCTCGCCATTAAGGGAATTGGCATGTGGACAATCAATTACGCTTTGTTGCGCGGATTTAATTATTTAAATGGTTCACTACATGGCGATGTGGCTGTAAGGCGCAACCTCCAATATTTACTCAAGCAGGGAGACAAGGTCAACGCTGAGCAAACAGAAGCATGGCTGTCAGGGTTTTCTCCTTGGAAGGCACTTGTGGCTGCACATTTATGGAGGCAGCAGTCCAGTAGTGGGTATTGA